ATTCTTTTGGTATACTCATCTTAGAGTAAGTGAAATTTAAAGAACGATTCTTATGGTCACGTTTATGTGGTTGACCACTTGCTTTCTTTGCAACATACCATTCGAAATATTTACGGGTATGATTTGTTTTCAACCATTCACGGATTTTATATCGTGTATCTCTGTTTGGTTCAAACGATACAGAACCAGAGGAGAAGCCCATAGGATTCCAATGGTCAAGGTTATCATATTGTGATAGACCACCCGCTTTAGTTTTACCATACAATGATGTTGTTGTTACACCAATCAAGGTATCACCATACTGTTTCTTCCACAATCTTTGCACTTCATCTGATAGGCAAAGCAATGCAAGTAACTTACCACCAACATAGTTGTAACCAAGTGGTTGAAACGGAACAATTGTAGAACCAATTGCAGTATGATTAATCATACCACCTTGTGTCTTTAACTCACGAGGCCAACCAATCGCATTATCTCTTGGTGTTAAATCAAGAAAGTCTGATGATATACAAATAACACCAAGATACTTACCTGTCTTATTGTCTGCAACAAGAAAGTTAAGATTGCGACCAATGTTACTATTGTTCTTCATTGTCGAGATAAAGTTTCGTGCCGTGTTCCATCTTTCAGGTAAATCACTACGTTTAATTTTATCTTCAACAACTGTACCATCAACACCTTTGCGTGATACAGAACCAGAATCATCGGTGTAAATCAATACAGGTTCAAGATTCAAATAGTCATCAGGACTTTCAGGCAACCAAATGTTATTCTTAACTTCATCTACCAACACTTGTTGTTTTGGGTCAACCAATTGTACTTCTTCACCGAATAATGTATTGTTCACAAATGTGGGATACTTGTCTTTGATTTCACACCATTTCTGATATAGTGTATATTCACGGACATCCATAGCCGACACATAGGTAAGGTCTTTGATGGTTTGCTCACGCAACTCATCTTCATTAATATCCATAAAAGAATCTGGCGGATTGGCTTCTTGCCATTTACGCCATTGTTCTTCTACATCATCTTTTGGGTCAAATGAGTATGCCATTATTTTTCTGAGTTCTTTTCACTTTTTTAATTAACTTCTGTTGTTTTTGTCTTGCCATTTGTAGTGCTAATGGCTTTGTGTGTTCAATCATACGAATACCATTCATGTGGTCTAATTCATGCAGAAAACATCTTGCAGTAAGACCTTCAAATGTTGTATTAACCAACTTGCCGTTTTCATTATGAAATTCCACATCAACAGATATGGGTCTTTCAATTTTCAAAAACAAACCAGGAAACGATAAACACCCTTCGTTGTTTTTGTCTGTCTTTTCAGATACTCTGATTACTTTGGGATTAATACACGGAATAATCATATCTTCATTGCCAATCACAAATACTCTTTCGAATACACCACATTGATTTGCTGATAGTCCCAAACCACTATACATCTTCATCGTCATCTTTAATCGTTTGACTAATTTAGTCATAACAGGATTAGGTAGAGTTCTCAAGTCATATTCTGGAATAGGTTGTTGTAACATCGGGTGATGTTCATTATATAACGGCAACGGTTCAATCGTTTCTTCTTTGAATAGACCCGCTTCTGTATTGATGGTTAAAATTTCACTCATATATTGGTACCCAATTCATTGCACATTTTTTAGATTCTTCTTCATTAGTGAAGATTCTCATCTCATTATAATCTAAGTCCGCTTCAAAAAGCAAGACCATGTAGTTATCTTTGCCTGTATAGAATACCTGACCAGTTCGATTTCGACCATCGGTAAACTCATGTAATTTTTTAAAATCACCCATAAATCACCCTATAATTGGTTTATCAAATAAAGATTCTTTAATGACATTTGGATCCCATGAAGTTCTAGAATCACACATAAGAACATTCATGTCTAACACTTCACGCAAACCCAAGTGCATTTCAAACGGCACATTATATCTTTCTTTTGCCTTAACAATATAGTCAACTAAAGATTTTTGGTATAGTTCAGCGTATTTCTTTTGGCACATATATGCTTTGTTGTCACCTATGGCAAATACTCTCCAATTTTTATAATTACCATTCGACAATGAAAATTGAAATGCTGCACTATTAACACCTGGATATTCTTGGTCTTGAAAATCATCAATCGCAATAACACCATCATCTCTCATCTTACTACTGAACAATATTAAATCACTCAATACGGCAGAATGTTCATGGCAACCATCGATGTGGAGAAATCTCAAATCATCTTTAAAAACAACATCATCATATTTTAATTGTGTTGTATCTTGTAACCGCCAATTCAAATTCAAATTGTTACCAAACTTTGATATGTTATTTTCAGCAACAAGTCTGGCTTCTTCACTAAAGATATCATACAAATAAAAATTGCTATCATCTTTGAATTGTGAAATCATAATGGCACTTTTACCATATGCGACACCAATCTCACACACATCACCTTTAGGTCTTTGTAACTCTTTCAGTATGCCGTATGTGATAATGATATCTTTGGGATAAAACCATCCCTCGACTTCTTTATCGATTACCTGTTTGTAGTGTGATAGATATTCTTGAAAGTTCATTTCATAATCCTACTAAAGTTTTTTACCTTTTCAAACTTAATGACATTACGGAACTTATCTTGTAGAATATCTCCTTTGTGAGATATTACAAACACATTAGTGCCTTCAAGCATCTGAAGTATAGTCATCAAATATTCTGTGCCGTTGGCATCTAAACTAGAATCAAACACCTCATCAAGTATTAACAGATTGGTGTTGGCAGAGTTCTTCAATTTGGCAACGGCACGCCAACTAAATAAAAGTGCCAAATCAATCTTCTGTTTCTCACCTTCAGAAAAACTGGCATATGTAAACTCATCACGGTGCCTAGATTTAATTGTTTCTTTGAATGATTCATCTAGGTTAAAGTTAACAAAAAAGTCAAATGATGCCAAGTATTTGTTCACCAACTTATTGATGATTGGTAAATATTGTTTAATAATCTTGGTCTTGATACCTGTATCTTTCAACAAACCAGAGGCAACTTCGTAATATGTTTTTTCTTCTATTAATTGCTTTAACTCTACTTGTAGTTTCAACAGACAATCCTCTAATTCTTTTAGCTGTTTCGATTCTTTCTCTGTTGATGATTTATTCTCCGTTAACTCTTTAATTTGCTTTTCCAATTTCTTAATGTACTTCTGTGTTTCAGTAATAGAAGTATTATTGGTAGCAATCTTAATTTGTAATTGTTGAATTTGTTTCTGTTTCTCATTGATGAGATTCAGTTTAGTTTGTTCCTGTATCAGTTTACTTTCCAACTTTTTCAAGCCGTGTTCACACTCAGTTTTTTTGGTGTGTAGTGCCGCAACTTCTTTCTCTTTAAAATCTAATTGAATAGTTTGTCTACAAGTAGGACAATTATCATTATCTTGGAAGAAGTTAATATCTTTTCGGTACTTCGACAGATTGCTTTCTATTTGTGATTCAAGTTTGGTAATAGTTTTAAGTCTTGCCTCTGTATCAAGTTTATCAGAAACTTCTTTGGTATACTCACCAACTCTTGTAAGAAATAAATCACTATTTGCAGTAAGTTCTTCTATGATAACTTGATTGTTGGCAATCTCTTTCTCATATTCTCTAACTTTATCATCGTTGTTTTGTTTCAGTTCTTCGATATGTTTTTTATGCATATCATGTTTTTGCTGAGTGAGTTCAATCTCATGTTTTCTGGTTGCCATTGTTTCTTTATTGACAGACATTTTTTCTTTGATGATATTATTCATTGCAGAGAATATCTGAATGTCCAATAATTCTTCAATGATAGACCGTCTATCAGCGGCAGATAACTGCATGAACGGAGTGAACGATGCACTACCTAAAATAACAATTTGAGTAAATGATTTATAGTTTAATTTTAAAACAAACTTTTCCAAATACTCCTGGTAATCACGCACAGCAGCATCTTGATTGACTAGTTCACCATCACAATAGATTTCAAATATGTTTGGTTTAATACCACGAATGATTCGATAGGCTTTATTACCAACATTAAACTCGACCTCAACCACACAATCTTTGCCATTGATTGAGTTGAGTAGTTGAGGTTTATTTACAGAACGGAATGGTTTACTGAACAAAACAAAACACAGAGCATCCAACATAGTTGATTTGCCTGCACCATTCTCACCTACAACTAATGTATTGGGTGATGTATCAAACTCAATTTCAGTAAAGTAGTTACCTGTTGAAAGAAAGTTTTTCCATTTAATCTTACGAAATAATATCATTCAGTTTCAGTTGTCAATGCTTCGACATAGACTTCTCTCATCAAAGCTTTCAGTTTATCATTATCAACATTGAGTGTTAAATTATCAATATACTTTCCAAGAATTGTCATTGTATCTTCTGCCTGATTGACCAATTCATCATCGTTTTCAACCGAGTTGTCGGTAAAATCTTCAACGATTGATATATCTGACACACCTGCCTTATACAAGTTATCAATCACATTATCAAATAGATATGGGTTTTGTTTGTTAACAACAATCACCTTTACATATGTTTCTTTCAGTGCATTGTAATCAAACGATTTCCAAAATTCAAAGTCAGATACGGTGTCATCATATGATATTTTATGAAACATACGATATGGATTCTGTATAAACTCCATCTCTCTAGTTTCGGTATCAAACACATGAAAACCTCTTGGGTCATTGTAGTCAGTCCATGTCATTTCACCTGGCGTACCAACATAGGTAATTTGGCCATCAGAAGATTTATGGTGAAAGTGGCCACTCAACACTATATCATATCTCTTTAATATGCTTTTGTCAAGCCCTTCATGGCATACATTGCCTTTGTCCATTTCGAACCCAGCAATTTCAAAGTGCCCAAAACAAATTTGTGAAGTGGAGTTTTCAATAAACTTTTTAATCTCCATTTCATTGTCGGCACAAATCCAAGGTATCACATCAACATCAACACCATCAAACACCACTTTGTTCGGTTCATCATAAACAATAATGTTATCATAATCTTTAAGTAACATCTGTGATGAATTAACCTCAAGAACATTCTTATAATAAATGTCGTGGTTACCAAGTATGGTATGAAATTGAATACCAAGTTCTTTTATTGTATTGAAGAAATATTGTCTTGAGAGATATAGTGTATTAAAATTAATAAACTTTCTGCGGTCAAACAAATCACCCATCTGAAAGATAGTTGTGATGTTATTCTTTACAACATATGGGAACAATACTTCTTGATAGAATCGTTTGTAATAATTGTGAAACTCTAAAGAATCACCTCTCATACCAAAATGAGTGTCACCTAAAATAATCAATTTCATAGTTCTTTGGGTATTTCTAAATCAGATGGTTCAATAAACTTTTCTAGTCCTTTTACCTTAATCTTCTTTTTCTTTTCTCGGTTTTCTTCAAAGGTTTCAATAAACTCAGCAATGTTATCATACAGTTCAAACTGTTTCATATTGCCGTCTGTATCTTCATACATTTCACCTTCATCTAAAATACCGAATTGTTGTGTTGCCTTGTACTTAACATACAATTGTTTTTTCTCTTTCATAATCCTACGGAGAAAGGCAAAGTAAATAATTTGGGTGAAGTATGCGAATGGGTTCTTTGACTTTGCTGGGTCAAAGTTTCGGAAATACATCAGACAGTTTTCTATGCCGTCAGCAATCATTTCATCTCGGAAAGAATATGAGATGAAGTTTGGCTTCCTTGATAGGTGTTCTGCAATCTTTAGAAAGCATTCACCAATATAGTCTGGTATTCTAGGGTCTTCCTTACCTTCCGTCTTGGCAATATCGCATCTAGCACGATAGTCTATAAGTGCTGTAAGAAAGTCAGCATTGTTTACATAATGTTTTTTTGTCATAATATTTCCATTCTATCATAGTCACCTCAAATAAGCAAGGTATATTTTTATATTTACCTTAGATAACGCTTGACAGTAAAACTTGACAGTGTTATCATAGCGGTGTTCCGTTTCAATGTATAGTTCTACCTTTAGATGTTGCCATTATCTCCGATATATCAAAACCATCATCATCTTCATCTTCTTCCTCCTCCTCACCATTCATAGACCTCTGAAGTGATTGCTCAATTTCTTCATCTTGGTCACTCAACAGGAGTTCTGCCTGATTGGCAGCATCATTATAATAATTAACTAATGCTTGTTTCGGTGAAATAACAGTTAAGATATCTTGTACATACAAACAGGCGGAGTTACTTTGTATCAATTCAACTGGTAACCAAGGTCCCATCATCATAACAGATTTACCTGTAGGCAGTCGTTTAAAAAACAAACTCATAGGCCTGTTGACATGAACAATGCCTGATTCTTCATCTTCATTGTAATTTCCAATTATGTCCTCACCCGATTGTAATCTTATAATTTTTACGTTTACGTTATCCATTTTTGAGGTCTATGTTATAAAACTTGTAACTGAACTTTTCTTCATCGTATATTTTAACACGTTCAACAAAATGTTTCAAGGTGTAATTGGTATGTTTGCCTATTCTAAAATCATCTGCGATATCAAATAATGTTGCTTCTTGTTTGTTATCACCAATTCTGAGTCCTCTACCTATTGATTGAAGATTGCGTATTCTTGACTTGCTAGGTGAGGCAAATACAATATTGTGGAGATTGCGAATATTAACGCCAGTAGAGAAAGTACCATATGAAGCAACAATGATAGCATCACTTTCTTTTTCAGTAATCGCACGAATCGATTCACGAACCTCAACATCAGTTCCTCCGTATACAAAAAACACATGACGATTTTTTGTATGTTCTTTTATCAATGAATGTAAATCTTTACCGTGTTTTTCTACAAATTGAAACAGTATCAGAGTATTACCTTCAAGTGATAAAACAAGATTTTTAATAAACTCATTTCTTGCTTTATTTAGTACGATGTAATCCACTTCCGTATTGTAGTCCCAATCTCTAGATTGTTTACATACGGTATCAGGATACTTTAATATCAGACACTTAATTTTAAACTCTGCAAGATGTTTATTGTCCATCAATTCTTTGGTTGTCGTTGCTTGATAAACAGGACCAAACAAACCTTCTAAAACCAAACGATGTGTTTGTGTACCATCAAGTGTACCTGTACACCCAATGCGATATCCTGCATTAGTGCAACCAGACATAATTGTTGCAAGTGATTTGGCTTTAAATTGATGTGCCTCATCACCGACAACAAAATCAAATTGTTCGAAGTATTCTGGTGGGTTTTTATAAATTGATTGCCAAGTGGTAATTGTAAGAAATTTATTTGTTACTTTTTCTTTACCAGAATATTGTCGATGGCAATATTGTTCTGAATCATAACCATAATCTGCAAAGTCTTTGTACATTTGTTCAACCAAAGAAGTGGTTGGAACAATTAACAAACCTTTTTTATTCTCTATTTGCAAATAACGAATGATACAATATAATATGAGAGATTTACCTGATGCCGTTGGAGATAACAACATCAACCTTTTGTTTCGTATAGAATGAACAAAAGAATTTAATTGATACTCTCTGATTTCATGTGGTAGATTTAATGACTCTACAAATTCTTTAGCTTCAACTAGTGAGAAAATCTTAGTTGTTCTAAGTTCTATATCAATGTCAAGAGTGTATTTTCTTTCTTCACAAAACTTTTCAATGTATGCAATTAGACCACGATATATTAGCATGGTTCTTAGGTCTAATAACCTTATCTTACCATCCCAATATCGTGATTTATATGCAGGTGTGAATTGATAACCTGGTACATAAAATGTGAAGTAATCTGAAAGTTCTTGAGATATATTTCTTTCGCAAGTAACACGAATGTATGCCTCATTAACTTTCTCTAGTCTTATATCAAACACCTTGAATGAATCTTTCCCATGCTATAAAATCACGCAATTGGAATGTGCGTGAGTTCAATTCTTTGAGTATGCTTTGACAGACTTCAACAATTTCTTCATGCATCATTTTTTGTGCAGTTAGTCTGTTCAAATCTTCATCACTGTCAAAGTATGTATTAATCTCGGATTTCAATACAAATGGAAATGGTTCCCAACCGTGGTGTTTAAGTTGGTCATCATCCAGTTTACCTGTATAATATTCCCATTTAATCTTTTTCATCCTACTATATTTAAAGTCGGCTTCTTTTGCGAGCAAGCGATGCCGTGAAAGTATATTCAAATACTTACTGTGTAGTTGTGGTATGTTAATTAGTGCTTTGCCTGGTTCTGTTCTATCAATAACAGAATCGGTTGCCCACATATTCAATAATTCATCAAGTTTAGTCATGCCAAATCCTCCTTAACGGAGTATAACAGAATTAATTTACTTTGTCAACATCAAAATAGGAATATCTGAAAGTTGCATCAGCTGTAATTGCCGTGTCTGGACTATCAGTAGTGGACATGACAAAGGTAGATAATGATGTTGGGAATACATCATAAAATTTAAATGTAAATGTTGGATTATTTGCCGATGATAAAATGGTAAGTGTTGCATCAGAATATTGTGGTGCCAATCCCACAGATTGTCTTATGCCGGCAGTTTTACTTAGTAAACCTAAATTCTGGTATTCTTTAAAGTCAGTAGGAAAAGTCATACCACGAATCCAATCGTGTACTTCTAACCAAGACTTTAAAGCTTCATCAACCAAAAAAGTAACATTCAACAAATCGTAAATTGCTTTTTCACCTGGTTTATACAAGTCTACAAAAGGAGTATTTTGTGGAATCTCAGATAAAGAAATACCAGGAACAGTTACAGTCTGACAAAAATACTGTATGTTTGGCAACCTAGAAAAGTTTAATTGAAACTTATTAGGATGTAAGTAATTTGGATTTTTAGGGTTTCTATTGAGTGCGCTCATAATGGATTATTTAGGCGAAAAAAAAGACCACCCGAAGGTGGTCTTTTAATAACTCTCTTAACGGAGTTTCAATTACATGATGTTAGCAATACGGAAGCTACGATAGTAGTTGTTTGCTTGTACATTCAATGCGCCAAGACCTTGTGTAGTGCCTTCAGCGAATGGGTTGGCAACTAGACCATAACGAGTCTTGAAACCAATCTTTGGCTGGAAGGTACCTGTGTCAACGGCACGAACCATTTGTAATGGTACATATGGGCAGTAGAAAATACCTGCGTCATATGCATTAGTACCTTTGTAACCAACAACAGCGAATTCGTTGGTTGAAGATGTTTGTGCATATGGGTCGATATAAACTTTGATACGACCGAACATTGTACCAGCAAATGTGTTACCAGTGTCGTCAACTGTTAAGTTAACTTGACCTTGTAATGCTGAGTTGTAATCAAGGATACCAGCCATCGCAAATGCAGATGCAACATCTGAAGAAACGATGATGATATTACCTTTACCACGACGGGTTGTCTTAGCGATGGTATTAGCTTCACGTTCAATTTGGAACGCAAGACCTTTAATCTTTTCAACCATCCAACGACCGTTAGAGTCTGTGTCAAGGTCGAAAGTACCACGAGTAGTTGTACCTGCTTGGCAACCTAGTTTAGCAACGCCGTAGATTGTACGGATAACTTCACGGTTGATTTCAGCAAGAATCTCTGTTGAGAGAATGTTTGCTAATTCTGTTTCTGCATCTAGACCGTGAACTGCTTTCAAGTCTTGTGCAAGTTCCATTGAGTATTCTGCCTTCAAAGCACGAGTCTTTGCAGTAACAGTAACTTTCTCAATAGAGAATGCCATTTCTTGGAATGTGTTGCCAGAAGCGCCATCACCCAAAGCTTCAGCAGAACCAGTTGTCATTGCAGCGATTGCAGCAGCGTTACCAGCAAATGTGTTGTTAGCAGCAGTATCAGTTGGAACTGACAATGCAACTTGTGCGCCACCACCGTTTGCGCCTGCGAAACCAGTGTTTGCTTCGTTGTAGAAAGCTTCTGTACCGCCTTGTGATGAATAACGTGTACGCATTGCAAAGATAAGACCTGTAGGTCCTGTCATTGGCTGAACGCCAGCAATGTCATATGCAATCAAGTTAGGTAGTGAACGGCGAACCAAACTGATTAAGATTGGGTCAAAACCGGCAACTGGACCTGCAGCAGCTGCACTACCACCATAACCGCCTGTACCAGCAAAGTTTGTTGGTGAACCGGCTTCGTTAAGGTATTGAGCGGCTTTACCCATCTCAACAGCTTGGTTTTCAAGAATAACGGCTGTAACAGCCTTACGGTATGGGTCTTTAATAGCTGGCATATCTGGATGATCCAGAACGCCTTCCCATTTCTTTTGTAGTTGTTCGGACAAATACATATACTATCTCCTAATTTTTAGAGTTTTGTTTTAGAAATTGCGTTTGCGACTGCATTGACAAATGGGTCAGATGACACCTTTTTATCTTCTGCATCGCCTAATTCCTCATGTAACTGTTTTTCATCAGCACGCTTGGTACCAGATGGGAAATAGTTCTCACGAATTGTTTCAAGTTTTTCTTTGTATTCGTCCTCTGTGGAGAATTCAACACTCTCTGCGAGTGATTTGATTTTTTCAACTTGAGTTGCTGTGAGACCTTCGCAAACAACATGAGTGATTTCATTTTTGCGGGCTTCTACTAAAGCTTTTTTAGTTTGAATACCACGCTCGATTTCTTCATTGAGAGAAGCTTCAAGTTCTTCAACTTTACCAGCTAACTCACCAACAAGGTCGACTTTTTCAGCAGGAACATCAATGTAATGTTCTGCAAACAGGTTACGCAAACCTGAAATAAATTCTTCTGTAATTTCAGAACGCAAACCAGATTCAATAGCAATTTGGTTGTCATCCATCCATTGTTCAACAACATACGATAGGTAGTCATCAACTTTTTCTGTCAAATCATTTTTAATTGATTCAACAGCTTCTTCGAGCATACCAGCGTAACGTGTTTCTGTTTCTTCTTCAATTTGTGCAACTCGGTCAGAAACACGAGCTTCAAAAATTGTGGCAACTTTGCCTTTAAATTCTTCTGAAATGGTAGAATCATCTGCAAAGAGAGCATCAATGTCCTCTTTCATTTTTTCTTTCATTTTCATTTTCTTCATCATTGCTTTATCTTCTGCTGCATCATCGTGCATTTCAACAATTTCTTCTTCTTTCATAGTCGTCTTGCCCTTGCCAAGCATTTCTTGCTTGTCAGGAGAAGCGTCTGAAGGCTTTGTTGTTGGTGCTTGAGCATTACCTGGTGCACCATCTGATGGATTAATTTTCGCAGAATTATCATCATTCTTATAATTCTGTGGTGTTGGACCACCAGCGTCAACGACTTGACCTGGAAGTTTTTCTGGAGGCATAGCTGATGCTGATTTCTTGCTTCCTGCAAGAATGTCTGCGGCTGCCTCAAATAGTTTGTTTGATGCCATTAGGAATCTCCTTATGATTTCTTATTTATAAAATTAAAGTTTTCTGATGAAATTTTCAAACAAGTTGAGGGCAACCTGTTCAATATCTTTTCGTGATGCTTGTCTAATTTGTCTTTTTGCGTTATCTATATCAACTTCAACAAAACGACCTTCGACAAACAACCATTCTTTATTCTCCATGATACCGTTAACGAAAGCTCCTGGTGCAGATGGATCCGCAACGATATCAGCAGCTGTAGCTAAACGAAAATCATCTTGAACAATGTTGTAACCTTCTTTGGTTGGTTGTAATGAACCCATACCACGAGAAGATACTCCAAGGTTTACACCAGAATCCATAAAGTTTTTAACAATTTGACCATATGGTGTATCAAGAATCAACGCCTTACCAATGAACGCTTCCCCGTTGTCTGTTAATTCGACAATCTTATGTGAAACTCTTTCAAGGTTAATAGATGGTGTGTCTGGATGTCCAAGTTCTCCAAGCGCACGGTTAGTTTTTACATATTCTTCGTTGTACCTTTTAACTTCATTACTTAGAATGTCTTTGGTGTACATACGATTATTTTTATTTGGCTTATCATATACGAGAAAAGGACCTGTAATATACAAGTTCTTTTTGCCATTTTCTGTGGCTTCAGTTAAGAATTTTACTTCTTCAATGTTTTCTCTAATTAGTTTCATACGGATTGTCCTGTATATGGGTCTACATTATATGTAGCTGTTTTTGAAACTTCCATAACAATACATCCACCAGTAAAAATTTGGACTGAAAGATTGCCCGATGCTGTATTAGCAACTGCGCCACCGTAATCATCAAGGCGCATCTCACCTGAACCTGATAATTTAAATAATTGAGCACCATCACGAGTTACTTCAATACTACCATTAGTTGACCAATTCAATTTACGAATAGTAAGGCCACTAACTGTTTCAGTTGTTGGATTACCTCTGAATTGAGTGAGTGCAAGATTGGCTGTGCTAGCATCCACAACTCGAACAATCGAGCTGCCTCTTGTAGTGTTTATAATTTCGTATGCCATGTTATCTTATTCCCATTGATTTGCGGCGCTTCAAAGAAATGCTGCGCTTCATTAATGTTCTACGCAACTTTGCTTTTCCTTTTGTTTTCCAGTACCGCTTAAGTTTTCTAGATTTCTGTAATCTCTGTATGGTTGGTATACGAACAACTCGGTTACCAGCCAACTTATATCCTTTAATGGCAGACTTTCGTACATTCTTTTGAACAACTATTCTACCTTTTGCATTTCTTCTAATTCTACGGCGAATCTTAGTGATTCTACCCATTCTCATCACATTTGCTTCATCTAATTCTTCTTCAACCCATTCATATGTATCATTTACTATGGCAACTTTTTCTGCCTCTAATCTTGCAGCAATCATTTGCTCAAGACGCTCAAATATAAATGCTTTGGCTTCTGTTAGTTTATTCTCTGCAATAAGTTCTACAAATTTCATTTTGCACGTTTGAAAGCAAAATCAGATGCTTTCATAAAATGTTCTGGTGATTTATGAACCATATCAGCAAATTTTTTCTTGTTCTCATCATTCAATGCTTTATGCACTTGAGTGATTGCAGATGCAGTAAAGTGGTCTACCTTACGAGTATGACCAGATGCAAACTTAACAGACTGTGCCGATTTATTATCTACTATCTTATGTAGTGTGTCCATTACCGCTTCATCTATTGTTTCTTCCATTATGCGACCTTTATGCTCAATAGAAACAATCTTAGAACCAGGAGCATGATTAGTTACCAGTTTGTGTGCATGGTCTTCATTATCTGCTTTAACATTATATGACTTAGTATCAGTCTTAACATGATATTTTTGTTTGATTATTTTAGTTGGACCAAAATGTTTATCTTTCCAAGGATCGTTAGAAGCTTCTTCTAATTCAACTTCTTCTTTGTTTAAATGTTTACGGATATTAGCAGTAGTTTTTTCAATCTGCTTACCCGTTGCTTTCATAACATTTAATGTTCTATCATTAGCTTGTTTATATTTACCTTGAGAAGCTAAACTATCAGAAGATTTTTTTGCTTTTTCTTTGTAACGGTCTAATAAATTTGAAGATAGTTCATCAATCTGTTCAACTTCTTCAGATTGTATTGGTGCATCCATACCTGAACCATATTGGTAAGGTACGGAAAAATATTTTTGTAATCGTTCATTATAATATAAAGCAATTCTTGTACCATCTGGATACATACGAATTGCTTTACGCTTTATAACCAACACTAATGGTGGGTCTTTATCTTCTTGAAGAATAATTGGTTCTTCAATTTCTTCTTCAATATTTTCTCTAACAACTTGTCGAGTCTTTTGATAAATCTGTTTGTTATTGGTAATAACATCTACCATCTTGTTAAACAAATTTTGAATAATCATTCTATCTGCATTGTTGAATGTTGGTTTTTCTTCACCCATCTTATCTAAGATTTTGTGAATACGTTGCATCTGTGCCTTATTGGCAAGACCAGCACGAACCAAAACATCAAACTTAGAATAGTCTGATTTTTCTTCTTCTAAAAGAGTCTTAAAGTCTTGTAGAGATTTCATTATTGTTCTGAAGTTTCTTCTTCTTTTTTCTCACCACCAAATAGTGATGCAGCTAATTCTTGTTTACGAGCATCTAATGCTTCAAAAGCCTTGGCTGATAACATATCAGACATGGTGTTTTTTGCACCAAGCGCATCGCCTGTTGCAATCTGGTCAATAAAACTTGTCATATTGTTCTCCATTATTTCCTATTTATATTAAGTGCAGACTTCTCTACCTCTGCATCTAATTCTGGTGTTGCAGATTCAGAAGGTGTTCTTTCCATGGTATTATCTTCTGGTGGAACTTGCCCTTGTTGTGCTTGTTCATCACCTGGTTGTACAACTGGACCTTCTTCTTCAATTTCTTTTTCCATTTGTTCAATTTCTTCATCAGTCATTTGCAACACATTCTTACGAACCCATGCTGCTGAATAATAACGACCAATGAATGGGTCTAACATTGTTGCTGTATTTACTCTTTCACGGAGCAATTCTGCATCACGCATTTCGGTAAAGTTATTATCTTTGATGAAATCATAATAGATTTCTTCTCTGAATTCTTCCCATTCTTCACTGGTACAAACACCTTTTAGTACAAGTTGAATTCTCAATGCATGGTCAAAAATCTGTGAAAACTTATTACGAAGTCTGTTAACAAACTTAGCAAACTTAACTTCATCACGGGTAACTTCAGTTGTGCGACCAAGACCCATAACTCCACCATCATTTGGTTCTAAACGAGATACAGGTACATTTAATGCATTTAATAATTTCTTTTGGAAGTATTTCACATCTTCCATTTCACCAAGGTTTTGTCCGCCTGGTAGTGTAGTAATCTCTGTACCTTTACCACCTTCACGCCGTGGTAACCAGAAATCTTCAAGCATAGACATATGTTTACGCTCATCTCTAATCTCGCCAGTGCTTGCATCATAAACTAATTTGTTACGATACTGAATCATAATAGAACGGATATATTGTTCAGCTTTACCTTTTGGTAAATTACCAACATCAATATAGAATATGCGGCGTTCAGGTGCTCTTGATATACGATAGATAACTACCGCATCTTCAATCATTCGTAATTGATTAAGTGCCTTAATTGCTTTGTGTAGATAAGAAATGACGAACACATTCTTTGCATCCATCAAACCTGAGTTTACATTAATGATTGCTTCAGGTGCAATACGCAAACCTTGTGTTACGTTTGCACTAAATGTTTGTGTCGTTGTACCACGGTCATTGTAAACATAGTATTCAGCCAACGATTTAATAATGTTGGCACCAGTTTTTGGGTCACGTTCTTTTTGAACCTCACGCACTTTACGAATCTTGCGTGGGTCAATATATCGTAATTCTTGAATGCCTTGTTTTGGGTCTTTTTCATTGACGATGACATGATAATAGATACGACCATCAATGTACCAACGCTTGAATAAATCATCGGCAAGATTACTGAAGTTCAACATCTTTTGAATGTTGTTGAATTCTTCAATAATTTTTTTCTTAATTGTTTCAGGTTGTTTTAAATTGTCTAAAACAATTTTTAAAACTTCACCTTTTTCTGTATGACTAATTGCTTCATTAACAATTTCATCAATTGCCATATCACACTCAGGGTGATTTGACATTTCACGATAACGGGTAATAAGTTCAATCTCATTACGAACAGCACCATCTAAGTCAACATAGGTACCGTAATGAGCATTTTGAGTGATGGTGACTGCACCATCATCGATTGCTTCTGTCGGAAGCGCAAAAGAAGCTTGCTCAGGTTTTTCAACCTGAACAATGTCCTTTTTACCGAGTGTGAAACCGAATAGTTTTATTGCCATTAAAAATTCATCCTAAAAAAGTAAAAAGGGAGGTCGTAGGACCCCCCTTTCATCAAGCCACTTGGTCTGCTGTTGCTTCCCACCATTGGTAGGAAAGCGTGATGGTGAATTCTTCAATAGTATCGTTAGAACCCCAATCAACATCAATTGGTGCAATATCTTGAGGAAATAAACCAAGAAAACGATATTTCTTTAGTGTATCACCTTGTTTGCCAAATTGAGTTACATCTGCATCAACGGTGTAACCACCTGGTGCTGATGCTAATGGGTTACGAATATTAAGACTATGACTATTGATGCCATTCATCCAACGCTCGAAAGCATTGCGAATCACAAAATCTTCATCATTGATAACTGTAATTGTCCAATCTGTGAATGTTCTATTACCCGCAAATTTTAATTCACGGCCAAAGTATTGAACAGGTACAACACCAATGGTTGAACCGGGTAGTTGAGCCGTTTTACACATGAAAGTTAATTTTCTCTGTGCATCTCCAGGCTGTGAAAAGCCAGGAAACGGCATACTCACCTCAAATAAATTTGGGCGAGCACCGTCTCCTACCATCTGAGAGCGGAATTCGTTTACATTAAATGCCATTTTTTTCTCCTATCTCTCTATTTATTAGAACCGACCAACAATTTCTTCAAATGTAACGCCTGTGCGAACTGCCACAAAGTTAAGTTGAATGAAGTTGACTGAACGGGCTGGTTTAATGTAAATGTCACCAACAAATTGGTTAGCATCAATTACATTGGCTGTGTTGTTAGACTCATCGCAAACAACACGGTAATCAGTTAGACCACGGCGACCTTGAACATCACGCAAGAATGGTTCAACTAAGTTAACGAATTGAGCACGAGTAAACTGGTCGTTAAATTCAAACAATGAACTACGAGCAGCACGAGCAATCGTCTTTTCAAGTACAATGAATAGACGGCGAACATTGACACGGTCAAACACAGATGGTTTGCTTAACAATGTTTTGTCACCAAATAGAATTGTACCTTCACCAGCAAATGTAACAACAGGATTAACACCTTGTACATACAAGTTATCACGTTCTGCTTTAGTTGGGTTGTATGCTAGTTTAATTGAATTCTTAACGATACCACGATTTAAACCACCTGGAGAGAACCATGGGTCACGTTCTTGGTCTGTACGAGCACAAATACCAGCAATATCACCATTCAACGGTACCCAACGGTACACATCGTTATAGCGGTCGTATTGATATTTGTAACCAGAATCCATAAATGCATATGAAGAACTTGTCAATCCTGAACGGAATGAAAGAATAGATGTTGCTTCAGAACCAGCATTGTTTACAACAGAAGATTTTGTTGGTGATAAAAACAGAACAGTATCTTTACGACTTTCTACTTTAGAAATTAAGTCAGCTGCAACAGTTGCATTACCTGGACCAGAAATTAACAATGAAACATCCACAACATCGGCATTTGCAAAGAATCCGTATGCAGTAATAATTTCTGAGTTACCAATTGTACCATCAGCACCCGCACTCATTGATGCAGAAAATGGTGTATTAATGTTGGTAAATGTTTTAGAAACAGCAGTTGTTCCCCAATTAGAACCACCTGGTTGATGTGTTAACCACCAAACATATCTTGATTGGTTATTGATAATTGTCTTATAGTAGTTTGAAGAACCATCATTGTTCTGTGCATCAGATGCTTTAGATACAAACGCATATTTTTCAAGAACTGTATTAGCAACACCATTTGAGAATTGACCATCTTCGTCAACAACAATAACGTGCATTTCATCACCAGAACCACCTAAACCAGAAGTATATGATGATGTGCCTGGTGCAACACCAAACTGGTCAGCATATTGCCATCTACGGAGAATTGCTGTACCAACATTGACAGTACCTGGTGCAGTTGCAGTAATAATTGCAGTTGCGTTAACAGAGGCAACACGAATATATGTTGTTCCACCATCAACAGAGATTAAATCTCCAGCAAAAATGTTAGCGGCAGCATTAGCATTACCATTAACATTGATTGTGGTGTCACCACTTGTAACAGCATTACATCTTAGAGTATCTGTAACAGTTAAGTTGGCAGAATATGCTTGTGCTGATGGGCAAATTGAAATACGCAAACTGTTACCTAAAGCACCAGCACAACGAGCACCAAAAGGTCCGTAAGTAGTATTAGATGCAGTTTCACGATTAGCAATATAATCGTCAGAGTTTTTAATCAAAACACCAGAGCCATTGGCTGTAGCGTTAAGAGTGGAAGTCGTGTTTGCGGCACGAACAACTTTTAGGTTATTTGAATAAGCTAAGAAATTTGCTGCTGAGAACCAGTATTCATAATTTGTATTGTCAGGTTTACCAAATGCAGAGGCAAGGCGAACCTCGTCTGATACGGTAACAACTTCACTAACTGGACCCCAGTTAAAATTTCCAGCGATGCCGCCAATTGAAGTAGCGACTGAGGGTACGATTGTAGTCAGGTCAATTTCTGATACATTTACCCCAGGTGATAGCTGAAATGCCATGGATTTCTCCTTAGTTATGGGTCAATTTTTCTTTATACACTATTTAGTTTTTTACAAACTTGAAGATAAGTAACCTGGTGGTAAAGGCTTGGAATCTTCTTTTGTCCAAGCATCTCCGCTATCCACCTCATATTCCATATCTTGGCCATCACTCAAAAAACCAAAGGGTATAACATCTTCTTCTATTTGTTTAATTCTCTCTTGATACATTGCCTCACGAATATTAACATCGTTTAAGTCTTTGAAGTAAGGATTAGTTGTCAACCAACTAAACAAGACTAAAGGCATCACCAAATCATCGTGATAACCATCATCCGCTTGATATGAACCACGATATTCAATAAAAGTCGATAGTTCCGATATCACATCGGCATCAGGAATCAGTAATTTCTTTTCTTCAATTAATGATTTAAACGTAAAACAACCAATGCGTTTTACTCTTTTGTCAGTAACAACGCCAAAACTTGTTCTACCCGCACCACCAAAACCACCAGTTACTTTCTGACCTTTACCAGTTTTGGTGACATATAGAATATTTTCATATTCCAATTCTGATTGTAAAATATATGCAACCTGTTCACTTGTGTTAACCTCAAGTAAAACATATGCATTGTTAAAATCTTTCGCTACCTTATGTATAACCGAAGGATATAGCATAGGTGCAATCTTATTATCTCTGTATTTACCCACTAACTTATAGGGTACTTCTGCGATATCAATAATTACAAAAGCTGAATAGTCTCCGCCAACACCTTGAGCCGTATCTGCAACGATAACATAAGTGTGTGGTTTCTTGACCAAAACTTCTTCATCATCTCTTTCGGCTTTGACTGGATACTCATACAAATCTAAACCATCTTTAGAGTATACAGTCGGTAATGTTGACATATACTCAATCGTTGCAGCATCAATCAAAGTCAAAGATGAACCAAGGAACTTACACAGAACCTCTTGGTTGTATTTCAACTCACCAAGTTGGCGTTTCTGTTCTAGTGCCCACTTCTCATCACGACCTGGAATTCTGTTGTATGGAATAAACAATGGCACAAAGTCATTGTTTTTATTCATTGCATCATTCCAAAACTTCCAAAAGTGATTGTAACCTAGTGGAGTGGATGTGATAAGAATCTTAGTTGTTTGACCAGCAGAAATAACAGGATAGACAGCAGTAAAAAACGCTTCTGCAATCGTATTAGGAATAATTGCGGCTTCATCAATATACAATAAGTTTACAGATTTACCACGAATACCTGCACCAGTTGTTGCAGCAGTAAAAACGATTGAACCGTTTTCTAATTCCACATCACCTTTGTTCCAAGTTTTAATACCTTGTTGCATCCACAAAGGAAGATTTTCATACATCAATTGATATCGTGAAATAATTTCACGAGCTGTAGTTGCCTTATTGGCAAGAATTGCGACAGTTTTTGAATCTTGAAATAATGTGTACCAAAGAATGTAGGCGGCAGATGTGGAAGTTTTACCTTGTTGACGGCCTTCCATAATAATAACTTTTCGATTATCATGTATAACTTTTATCTTTTCTTTTTGGCAATCGTATAATTTAAAAGGTTGTAAACCGTGGTCTAGTGTTACTATGTAACAGTAGTTATCAATGAAATAGGTAGGGTCTTCCGCACATTTGGCAAGTTCTAAAACTTGTTCTTCTGTGTATGAAAGTTGAACCTCAGTTCTTTTTAATGAACTATTTCCCAAATACCCATGATTATTCATCTTATATTATTTTATAATACTACGCAACATCCACGCTTTTTTCTGATGAGCACCAAGAAGGTCTTGTAAAAAATTAGAAATAGCTGGTTCATCTGCTTGATTAGCTGCAACAATACCTGCACGAATGTGAACAATAAAACGGTCATTATCTTCTTTTAAATGTTGCATCATAATAATTGCAGATGGAATAGAATCAACTGCTTCTTCAATATCTGACAATTCTAAAAATCTTTGCATAGAACCAGGTGCATAAACATCTAAACGGCGAATATGTTCAGCGATATCATCTGTTTGAGCCCAAACATCATTATAAAAACCATCAAGAAATAAATGATATTGTGGAAAATTTGAACCTTCAATATTCCAATGATAGTTATGACTCTTTAGATACAACGCAAAGTTTGTACCTAAAATTACTTTTAGTTGTTGAATTAATGTTTCCATAGTAACCTATTTATTATCTCTAATTTGTTTAAGTAATTCTGCCGTTGAACCAACAAATACTGCTTTCTCTACTGTAATACTTCCACGATTAGATACACTATCTAGTTGCGGTTGCAAATCTTTTTTGCGTTTTTGTAGTTCAAGCAAATCTTTATTTAAGTCAGCCATTGTTTTCATAAGACCAGCAACAACTTCATATGCTCTTGGATGTTCCGATTCTTTTGAAACTTGTAACAGATTGTCTACTGCAACATTACCTTTATCAATTAAGTTTCTGATATTTTTACGAGCATAATCGGTATCTGTTTCAACTACATCTTCAGATTGAATTGGTACAATTTCTGTATGTGTTACCACCTCAACTTCATTTGAAATTGGGTCAACATCAAATATTTCTGATAATTTTTTATCTGTCTTGCTCATATTAAAGTTTGTGGCCAATCTGTAAATGTTTCTTCAAAACCATACGGACCATTTCCGTTGGCAGTAGGCGGATTAGGCGTTACAACGATTGCAACAGCTTTTGTTGGAGAAGTATCAATACGGGTAACAGTAAATGTTGAGTTTGAATAAACACCAGTTATTTTATCGTTAGCTTGAATCTTCTTATTCAAATCTGTTAAGACAAGAACACCAGTTGATGTGTTACTAAAGTATAAAACTTTACCTGTAACTCCACGAGTTTCAACAGTTATATTTTCACCTGTTGTATATACACCAGTTCCAGTATTGAAGTTAACATAAACTTTCTGTGAATCAAGATTCGTTGAATCGGTATATATGTTGACATTAGCTTGTGTAATTAATTTGCCCGCAGAAGGTGTTTTAACTGGCGGCCAAATGTATGCTTTTGCGGTAAATGAAAGATTCCAAATAATCAATCTTGTGTTCATCAATTCACCCTCATAATCAATTTCAGGTGTTACTGAATTCAGAAGCACAGGCATATCGTAAACTTGGTCCATGTCAGCAATAAAATCCATGGTGACCGTAAAATCTGGTGTGAAGAATGGCAATATCTGTTCTAAGATTTGTGTACCATCTTCTGTGTTGCGAACATAGATTGACAAACTAAAATCAAAATTGTATGGAATAGGAACATATTGAGTTTTAAATGTTCCTGAACTAAACCCAAAATTCTGTAATGTTGTTTGTTGTTTTCTGGTTGTGTCGTATGCCATACCGTCTAAGTTAAAACTCATACGAGGTACGGTTGTGGCTATTGATTTTGTTAATGTTGGGTCAGAATTAATACGCACCAAATATTTTTCTTTTGGTCCATAGTTTAATGGCACTTTGGTTATTTCATGTGCAGTAAGTCCGTCTTTTGAATAACGAGTCAAAAGAATATCATTAAACATAGAACCAAACGCAACAACAATTTTGCGAATGGTACGATTATAGAAATGTGCATTACCTAACATTATGCTTCACCAAATGGGTTATGTTCTGTGAAGTCAATAACAGCATCGGCTTCAGTTTCAATACGATTATTATCAATAACATCTTCAAATGCATTATCCATTGTAGATGTGTCGGAAGTGGCACTAACATTCCATACTGCACCACTTGTATTGCCTTTAACCTGAGTAGATGAGGCAAATGTTCCTGTGGTGCGATATATGAATAGTTGAGAACCTGAAACATAATTATGAACAGTTGCAGTAGCTGTTGCTGTTGCAACATTCGCACCTTGATAAACTATTTCGTCAGGTACAAATGTTCCTGAACCACCAGCAGCCAAAGAAAGTTTTGTTCTTGGGTATGCATCTCTAATTTGACCATCAATCTCTGCGTTACCTGTAAGAACAAGTTCATTAGAGAATACCCATTGTTTCATTTTCAATGCATACACATAAACATTACCGCCACGACCACGGCCTAATGTGTAATACATTGCTTGATTATTTTCGTGTTCAACAAAAGTAATCTCAAAGAAATTCTGTAACATTGGAATGTAAACCAAATCACCTTCATTTGGTCGACTTTGATTTACAGTATATAAAAATCTACGGCGAGAAACTAACAGAGTTACTTCATCACGAATCTCAAGTCCAAATTTGGACATAAAATCGCCTTCACCTTCCATACCAGTAACATCTTCAAGATACATTTCAAGTGGGTATGCTGATGTATATTGTTTCAGTGTATCTTCACCATAAAGCAAATCTACTTCATCACCAGATGACCTTGGCATATAATAAACATCCATGCCGTAAATACCCATAGCCTCGATGACGAGGTCTTCCACCAGCAATTGCTCGCTGGTAATTTGATTTATCGGAAAAGGATTAAAGTAAAAGTTCGTTGCCATTCATTATCAACCCATCATTATCTCAGTTGGCAAGGCATTAACCACATACATTTCTTCTTCTAGTTCCTTAATCTCAGCAATGGCTTCATCATATATTTGTTGACCATTTAAAGTTACACCACCTGGCATTTGTATACCAGCAAACTTTTTGAGATTAGCTCCCCATTGTCTTTTAATTAATGCAGTACCATATTTTTTTAGATATCTATCATTCCAAACATCAGAGTTACCAGCAATTGTTGCAGTTGTATTTGCCGCACTATTTGCAAATGGACCACGAACAGTAATTGATGTTGGTGAGTTGATTGTAGAAATTTGAATTGTGTCAACACCATTTAAAGTAATGAAATCATTTTCCATGAGTTCTTGGTCAAATGTTGTACCATAACCTGTAATGGTATTTGAATTGGCCGTATATGTAATTTTGCCAGATATTGTTACTGTATCTGGTACAAGTTTTCGATAACATTCAACAATTACATATTGACCAATAAGAACATCTCTTGTCCAATCAATATCAAGAAATACTTTATTTTGATGGCGATTAAATCTAAATTGTGGTGTACCAGAGAACAATAAATTTAATGTACGAATGTGTTGCATGGTAATTTCATATGACACATACGATACCGATGTGAAGTCATAAAGGTCATGCAAACGCAATTGATAACGCAAATCAAACATATTGATAGATGCGTTTGATTGGTCAAATGGAAATATACCAGTTACAAAAGATACGGCATCAGGACAATAAATCCAACGGCGGTTAATATCTTCTGCCGTAATTTGATGTTTCATATACATTTTTTGTTGACCATCAAAATGATAGTCATTCCAAAATGATAGTGCTTCATCAATACGGTCTTCCACTTGGTCATCATCGACATTTATTTCGATAACAGGAAAACCAAGTTCTCTCAAACAGTAAGTTTTAAATTGTGCTCTTGTTGCTGGTTTTGACATATTTTATCCTAAAGCAATGGCAAATGCGATAGCACTTGGGTCAGTTACTACTTGAGTTGTTACAACATTAACTCTACCATTTGCAGAAACAGTAATAACAGGATAATATGTTGAATTACCATATGTGCCATCCGTTATTGAAATATTTGTAAAATCTGTATTAGCTTTTGCAAAAGCACTATTTGCATAAGATGCTGATGAATTAGCAACAGCAAATGCAGAGTTACCGTAAGAACCGGCAGACGATGAATTGTTTGCTGCTGCGAAAGCGGAGTTAGCATACAAAGCCGCAGAGTTTGCTACATTACTAGGAGTATTTGCTGATAAGAAAGCAGAATTAGCATAAATGGCAGCAGAATTAGCAACAGCAAATCCCGAATTAGCATAAGTGCCTGCGTTTGTAATATTGGTATTCTGTGTAACATCAATACCAACACCATTATTAGCAACTAAGAAAGCCGAGTTAGCATATGAACTGCCACTATTCGCTACCGCAAATCCAGAATTGGCGTAACTAGCGGCACTATTTGCAACATATGATGGAGTGTTTGCTTGTAAGAAAGCTGCGTTAGCATAAGTGCCTGCATTTGTAATATTGGTATTTTGTGTTAAGTCAACACCATTAATTAAATTTGCTGAAGCAAAAGCTGCATTAGCATATGATTCTGCTGAATCAGCTGCAATGAATATTGTATTGTTACCATTGTTTGCCGCCCATTTGCCTGAAGTTTCAATCCATAAGAATGAAGAATTTGGTTGTGCGCCACGGTCAATTTCAATACCAGCATTTACTGCTGGTTGACCTGATTGACTAATAGCTGCATTAAGTGTGATAATATTATCAGCAATCAATACAGTTGTAGTATTTGTATAAGTTGTTAAACCTGTTACAGTTAAATTACCAGTAATACTTAAATCACCAGAAATTGTGCCACCAGTATTTGCGTTGATACTATTATTAGCTCTAGTGAACGCAGAGTTAGCATAACTTGCGGCTGAATTTGATACATTACTAGGAGTATTTGCTTGTAAGAAAGCAGAGTTAGCATATGAAGCAGCAGAAGAAATGTTGGTATTTTGTGTTAAGTCAACACCATTAATTAAATTTGCTGAAGCAAAAGCTGCATTAGCATAACTAGCAGCTGAATTAGCAGTTATGAATCCTGAATTGGCATAACTTGCTGCAGAGTTGGCAGTAGACCAAACAATTGCACCATTACTTGAAGTAAAGGCATTATTTGCAATACCAAATGCTGAATTAGCATAACTAGCAGCTGAATTAGCAGTATAGCTTGGTGTGTTTGCCTGCAAAAAGGCCGCATTTGCATATGATGATGCTGAATTGGCTACTGCAAAACCAGCATTAGCATATGTACCAGCATTTGTAATATTAGTATTTTGTGTTGCATCGGTAGCAGTAGCTGCATTAGCCGCAGCAAACGCACTATTAGCATATACACCAGCACTATTAGCAGTTATGAATCCTGAATTGGCATAACTTGCTGATGAGTTAGCAACGGCAAATCCACTATTTGCATAACTAGCGGCACTATTTGATACAGCAAATGCCGAATTGGCATAGGCAGCACCAGTATTTGCGGCTGAAGTATCTGAATTAGCAACAGCGAAAGCTGCATTAGCATAACTAGCGGCAGAGTTGGCAGTTGCATATGCGGAGTTGGCATATGAGCCAGCAGTATTACTTGAATTTTCTCTAGCTAAAGCAAAACCACCAACAGTTGTTCCGTCATGGACAACTATCGTTTTCTTATCGGTATCAACAGTAATCTCAGCCGTAGCACCAGTGAATGTGCTAGTCTGTGATGTATTGCCCCGTCTAAATTGAACTTGTGTTGACATAATAGTTATTTATAGTGTTCCGTAATCAATGGCATAATATAAAGGATCCGCAACAAACCCATAATCAACAGTCAATCCTTGAGCACCTGGAGTACCAGCTATTGCGATTGTTTTAGTCCCAGAATTACCCCAAACTGCAACACCAGATTCACCAACGATTGTGAACGTATCATTTCTAGCAGATGCCGTAACAGTAACAGAATTATTTGGCGTATATATTGAAGCAAAATCATTGGTGTTATACGCTGCATCCGCAGTAGATTGAGCAGCTGCGGCCGCACTAGCGGCACTAGATGCGGTTGATTGAGCGGTATTGGCTTTTGCAAATGCGGAATTTGCGTATGAAGATGCAGCTGCAGCACCTGACGCTGAGTTTGCTTGTGCAAAAGCTGAATTGGCATAACTAGCTGCACTATTAGCAGTTGCAAAAGATGCGTTAGCTTGACCTCTTGCCCAACCATCAGTAGATGAATTTGGTGCTAATAAGTTTGTTCCTACTCCAGCAGACGCACCATTCGCTATATCAATATAGACACCACGATTGGTGCCAGTAGTTTCAAAAATTCTTAATTTATTTTGAAATATATCAATAGCAACTGCACCACTTAGTGATTGGTTTGTTGCAGCTAAAGCTAAATCAATTTGTCCACCTTCATCACCAGAAGATTGTGTTGATTTTAATAAAGTGGAAGATAGTAATCCGGTTGCTTTATCAAAAGTTAAACCTGAACTGCTACCAAGAGTTCCCGAATCATTAAATTGAACTTCCTTATTGAGACCTGCTGGTCCCAAATAAGGATAATGAGTGATGATTGCACCGGCGGGAGTGGAATAGAAAAACTTTCCATCACGACTGTTAATGGAAATTTCACCATTAGCAAGCGATGGCGGAACATTACCTGTTAAGGTTGAATGTTTAAGTTGTATTACTGTGTTTGCCATTAAAATGTACCGCCAACCTCAACCTTTATTTTATCGGTTTCAGTAGCAGAAATTTCAACAGGCTTTTCTTCAGTCTTTACAGTAACTTTTTTGACAACTTTAGGTGCGGGTGGAATTAATTTTTCTAGTTCCGAAATACGAGATTTCATTTCTTCTACTTCTTTTTCTTTTGATTCCAATGAATTTTTTGTTACACCAAGCTCTCGCATGGTATCATTTAAAGCAGATTGAATTCTAGATTTCTCTTGAACTATTGCATCATTACTTTCCGCTTGTACCTTATAATGTTGTGTTTGGCCAATTTGTTCCAAAGCCTCTTGGTGTTTTACTGTAAGCTCATCAATTTTTGCCTGCATCTCTGCACGAAAACCAATTTCTCTTTCAAACATTTTTAATTTTGCTTGAAATAGAAAATTCTGCTTGAGTATTACATCTAAGTTTTCAAGCAGAACCTCTTGATATACATTTGAAAATTCTACACTCATAACGATTCCTTTTCATAATAATTAAAATGTTCCACCTTGTAAATGTGAGAATGTCGGAACACCAGAAGCATTGATAGTCAATACATGACCTTCAGTTGAAGATGATGCTGTACTAAACGCACTAGTACCTTGACCCAATAAAACACCATTGTTTGTAAATGTACCAGCACCAGTACCGCCTCGTGCAACACCTAATGTACCAGAAGTAATTTGTGAAGCTGCGATTGCAATTGTAGTTGAGTTAGCAGAACTGATACGACCATTTGCTTCAACTTTAAATGCGGCAACTGCTGAAGCTGAACCATAATCAGCAGCACTAATACTGATGTTGGTGAAGTCCGTATTTGCTTTAGCAAATCCAGAGTTAGCATAAGATGCGGCCGAGTTAGCAACTGCAAATCCAGAATTAGCATATGAAGCAGAACTATTAGCAACAGCAAATCCACTATTTGCGTAACTAGCGGCACTATTAGCAACTGCAAATGCAGAGTTGCCTAAACCAAATGCAGAGTTAGCATAACTTGCAGAACTATTTGCAACTGCGAATCCACTATTTGCATAACTTGCAGCTGAGTTTGCTACATAACTTGGTGTGTTGGCAGCCAAGAAAGCGGAATTAGCATAATTGGCTGCACTATTGGCTGTTGCATATGCAGAATTTGCTTGTGTGAAAATTCTATTTTCATTTGTTTCAACATCAACACCATTAATAGAAACGGCATATGAAGTTAAATTGGCAGTCAATGTGCCTGTGTTAGCAGCAGTTAATGACCCAGGAGCTAATACGTTTGCTGTTGGGTCAGTAGTAATATTTTGGAATAAGAAATAATTCGCACCAGCTTGTCTAACAAGACCAGTATATTTTACACCACTACCTGGATTATATGCACCGTAAATACCAATATCAACTGTATCACCAACAGTATTGTTATTAGCAAGACGAATTAACGAATCTTGTGTGGTGATTGTTTGAGTATTAACATATGTTGTATTACCTTGAACAGTTAAGTTACCAGTAATAACCAAATCGGCAGTAATTGTACCGCCTGTGTTTGCATTGATACTATTATTAGCACGAGTGAAAGCACTATTTGCATAAGATGAACCAGAATTGGCTACCGCAAATCCTGAGTTAGCATATGATGCAGCTGAGTTAGATACATAACTTGGTGTATTCGCCTGTAAGAAAGCCGCATTTGCATAAGTTGATGCACTATTGGCAGCAGAAAAACCAGAGTTAGCATATGATGCAGCAGAATTAATAATTCCTGAATGACCATTAGCTAAAATAAATGATGAGTTGGCATAAGAAGCTGCACTATTGGCAACTGCAAAACCAGAATTACCATAAGATGCAGCTGAGTTAGCAGTTGCAAAAGCCGCATTTGCATATGCAGCACCTGCACCACCAGTATTAGCCGCAGTAAAGGCTGCGTTAGCATATGAAGCCGCACTATTGGCAGTATCAAATGCTACGTTGGTTTTTGTAAATATTAGACCTTGTTGGTCTGTAAAATACTTACCACCAATAGTTAATACATTACCAGCAGTATCACCGATGTATAACTTATGTGAGGTATTTGAATATGCCGCCTCACCGACATTTAAGCTAGTTGGTGCTGATGTTACGTCAGACCACTTTAGTTGAATTACTGTATTTGCCATTTAATAATATCCTTTTAATTGTAAGGCTTCTATCCGTTTTATAGTCTATTTATGTTTTAGGGCAATTAGAAACTACCACCATTAACTGAAACTACTGTGGCGGTAACTGTATTGGCTACAAACTTACCTGTTGCAGAATCAAATTGAAGGACTTGTTTATCTTGAACACCAGAAACATTAATATCATTCAACTCAGTTAATGATACGTTTGGTTTAGGTGCAAAATTCTGTGCAGCAATCGTTGACCGAGTTTGCTGAGTTAACTTTACTTGGCCAATAGTACCACTTGAATTTATTCTAGCATTGACTGCCATTATTGCGTAACTCCTGGCGATATTACAATAATTCCTTCAACAACTCTTGTTTTTACAGAAGATGGTGAGGTGATAAGCAAATCAAAAACTTGCCGGCCAGGTGTCAAATTAGCAGTATTAGCTGCTGTCATAGAAAGAGTAATTTCACCATTAGCATTGCCTGTAATGGTTGAAGTAATTATTGTGTTTGATGTAGCGTAATAAGATTTACGCATTTGAGAAGATGCTGAATAACCATATAAGTTTATAGCAGCACCAGCGGTATCTTCTACATTAACTGTGGTTGAAAATGTTGCACCTTGTTCAATTAACAATTCTGTGAATGCTGCCACGTTATCTCCTTAAATTTACGGTATATTTAGTCCAATTGATTACTATGTTACCAATAAAAAACCCCACATTAGTGGGGTTTCTTTAGAATATATTATTGTTTAGTTGACAAAGTAACCTGTGTTATTAGCACTAAAAGTGCCATCACCAAGAAAGGTATGTATAGAATATCCACCAGACGAGGAGTAATTACCACCACCAGCAGCTTGAGAACCTGTATAACGAATGATTACGATACCTGAGCCGCCGGCACCACCATTAACACCAGCATTACCATCACCGCCACCGCCACCACCTGTATTTGGAGTTGCATTTCCTCCAGCGCCTACACCACCAGTACCAGCGCCTCCGCCTCCAGTGCCTCCAGCAAATGGGCCATTGTTTTGTTGACCGCCGCCGCCTCCACCAGCATATGTTACTGGTGAACCAGAATATGGTGATGCAACACCATTACCACCAGTACCAGCAACCGAGCTTGGATGACTGCCGCTGCCATTTCCTCCAACAGCACCTGCGCCGCCACCTCCACCTCCACCATAGGCGGGTGCGGGGTTGCAAACGCCTCCATTGCTACCTTGGCTTGGGCTTGTAGATGGAGTATTTCCTGCGCCTCCAGAACCGGATGTTGTTCCTGCCGCTGAATCAGCCGCACTGCCCCCACCAGACCCGCCACTTGCGCCACTTAAAATAGCAGAAGATGCAGTTGAAATTGATGACCCGCCACCGCCACCACCAGTAGATGTGATGGTAGAAAAAACGGAATCATTGCCGTTTGTGCCTCTCGCTGTTGTAACTGTTGAACCTGGACCACCACCACCAACAGTTACAGCGTATGGCGTTCCTTGTGTTATAGAAAATCCTGTGCCTGTTCTAAAACCGCCTGCTCCGCCGCCACCGCCACGCTGTCTACCTCCACCTCCGCCACCAGCTACAACAAGATAGTCTACTGAAAGTGATAAAGGAACACCAGTTGTTAATCCCACAGGAAATGCATATCCTTGCGGTCTAAGAAACGCACCTATTGTTGTTTTACCTGCTGTGTATGAAGCGCCCATAATTATCTCTTAATTAACACTATATGTTCCGTTTGCTCTAAACGTGCCATCACCAAGGAATGTATGTATAGAATATGCAAAAGGAGATGGATAAGAATAGTTTCCACCAGCTGCAGTTTGAGCACCTGCATATCGAAGAATTACAATACCAGAACCACCACCTGCACCATTCCATGATGCAACGAAAGACCCTGAATTTCCATCTGATGCACCACCGCCACCACCGCCGGTGTTAGGAGTTCCAGCACCAGCAACTGTACTTGAAAAACTTCCTGCGCCGCCACCACCAAGACCTCCAGGAGTGGCACTTCCACCTGTACTATGACTGCCACCAGAACCACCGCCAGCATAATTTACTGGTGAACCTGATAAAGGTGACGCACTACCAGCACCACCAGCACCACCAGTAGGTTGCAATGGAGAACCAGTTGGAGGATTACCGCCAGCACCTGCGCCACCGCCGCCGGCACCACCTCTTCCAGGAGATGGATTACCTGGCATACTACCACCAGCATTTCCTTGACTTGGACTTGTCGATGGAATATTACCTGAACCACCTGTGTATGCATTTCCATTTGATTGGCCTGCACCACCCCCACTACCACCATCAAGGCCATTTGCAAGTGTGGGACCATATGAACCACCACCGCCACCACCAGCAGAAGATATTGTAGAGAAAGTAGTGTTTGACCCTTGACTGCCTCTGACAAAAGATGGAGTTGATGTTGCTGGACCACCGGCACCTACTGTAACAGCATATGATGTTCCACCCAACACAACAAAACCTGAACCTGTTCTAAAACCACCTGCACCACCTCCACCACCATTTGCACTTCCACTACTTCCACCGCCACCTCCACCACCAACGACAAGATAATCAAGAGATAGTGTTCCTGCTATATTTAATCCTGTTGGGAATGAATATCCCTGCGGCCTTAAAAAATAAGAACCAGTCGCAGGTTTGTTGATATATTTTATACCCATAATTATTTTTTAGTTGACAGCGTATAATAAAGTATTACTTGTGAATGTACCATCACCAGTGAATGTATGTATAGAATATGCAAAAGGAGATGGATAAGAATAGTTTCCACCAGCTGCAGTTTGAGCACCTGCATATCGAATGATTACAATACCAGAACCACCAGTTCCTCCAGAGTTTGCACCAAAACCTGATCCTCCAGCTCCACCACCAGAATTTGGTGAACCATTACTACCTCCTGATGGATAACCACCGGCACCTCCAACACCTGAACCGCCTGTACCTGGTGTTTGACTTAAATCACTCCTAGCACCACCTCCACCACCACCAGCATATGTTACTGGTGTACCAGAATATGGTGATGCTGTTCCTGAACCACCGTTACCAGTAGTGGTTCCTGATGCGTTTCCACCAGAACCGCCAGCTCCACCACCACCACCTGCAGCGGCACCTGTTCCGTTTGTACCGCCATTATTTCCTTGACTTGGAGTAGCAGAACCACCACTCGCACTTACACTATCGGAAGCAGAACCGGCGCCGCCGCCTGAACCACCATTTAATCCTGCTCTATTTTGATTTGATCCGCCACCTCCGCCACCAACAGAAGTTATACTAGAAAATATAGAATTTGATCCATTCGAAGCTTTTTGGGAGGTCGACGCTGATCCTGGTCCACCACCACCAACAGTTACGGTGTATGGTGTTCCCGTTGTTATAGAAAATCCTGTTCCAGTTAAAAATCCACCAGCGCCGCCTCCACCACCATTACCGTTACCTCCCCCACCACCTCCAGCGACTACAAGATAATCTACTGAAGTTGGACCTGCCGCAACAAGTATAGTTAATCCCACAGGAAATGCATATCCCTGCGGTCTGAGTAGTCTACCATTTGTTTGTTTGGCATTAAAATATCTTACGCCCATTTTAATGCCTTTAAGAAACTTCTACGCCAAATGCCGATATGGAAATAGAAGATGTGCTTGCATTGGCAGCAAAGACTGTGCCAGCAGGCAAATTGAGGTTAAGGTCGATGATTGCAGTATCACTTGCAGGAGCTAAACCACCACGAACAACGAAATATGTGTTTGCGGCTGGTGAAGCAAAGTTGGCAGCTGGCATCACAATTAAACTGTAAGATGCATTAGTTGTTGATTGATTTGCGATTGTAATAGTTTCAATAATTCCAGCTGAAGCTGCCGGCACAACATACACATTACCTTGTGTATTAGCTGTTGGATTTAATTGACCTAAAATTTTATATGCGTTTGCCATTATACGATTTCAACTCCATATGCGTGAACTGATATGCCTGCAGCAGAAGCGGCTGCATTGCCACCAGTTGTGTTGGCAGCTAAAATAGCACCAGTATTTAATGATACACCACTATCTATGATGAGTGTATCCGCAGCTGGCAGTGTGATGCCTTTAACAATATAATGTTTTGCAGCTAAAGCTTCAGTAGATGGTCTTGATATCAAATCTAATAGAACATCGTTTGCTGTGCCATTACAAACTGTGATTGTACCGATTGAAGCTGATGTTGCAGCTGGTACAACATATACGTTGGCAATTGAATTTGCCGTTGTTACAATTTGACCTAAAATTTTGTAACCAGTTATTACTGAACCAGTTAATGAAACTGCTAAGCCTGAACCTGTTACGGCAAAAGAACCGTTTGATGTGGCATTGTTTGCCTTAGCAAATGCTGAGTTGGCATATGTACCAACATTCGTAATATTTGTATTTTGTGTAGTATCAATACCATTACTTAAATTTGCAGAGATAAAAGCTGCATTGGCATAACTTGCCGCTGAGTTAGCAACCGCAAATCCTGAGTTAGCATATGATGCTGCTGAGCCACCAGTATTAGCCGCAGTAAATGCAGAATTGATATATGAGTAAGTATCGTTAGATAGTTTGAGTAATGTAACTGAACCGTCCGATGGAACTTGAACAGCAGAACCATTACCTAGATGTAGAACAACAATGTTACCTGTGCCAGCTGTTGGTGCTGAACTGAATGTAAGAGTAACACCATTTAATGTGTATGCAGAAGGCGGTTGATATACACCAGCAATGAAAACAGCAATTGATGCAGTACCAGCAGGAGCTCTTGTTAGTGGAGTAAATGCCGTTTGAGCGCCAGTACCAGAAAAGATATCTGTGATAAACGGTATTGATGTTACCTGATTTCCAATATATGACATAATTGATTATTTATTCTGTTTTAATTGATGTTATAAGTGGCAGCTATGAATGTATTGGATGTAAATGATCCACTACCAGTGAATGTATGTATTGAATAACCACCAGATGATGAATAGTTTCCACCAGCAGCACCTTGACTACCAGTATAACGAATGATTACAATACCAGAACCGCCGGCACCGCCAGTTTTTCCTATACTACCATCAAAATTTCCACCGCCACCTCCACCACCCGTGTTAGTAGTTCCTGCAACACCAGTTGCGCTACCGCCGGATCCGTTACCACCACTTACCCCTGGAGTTCCTGGACCACCAAGACAAACACCACCACCAGTTCCATTTCCTGCACCACCGCCACCAGCATATGTTACTGGTGAACCAGAATAAGGTGATGCAGTACCAAGGCCGCCAGTGCCCGTTGCTGGATATCCAGAACTATATGCTCCTCCAGAACTACCAGCTCCACCGGCACCGCCACCACCACCGCCTGTTGCATTAGATCCTAAACCTGGAGATGAAGCTGAACCGCCATTATTTCCTTGACCTGGAGTTCCTGATCCGCCTGCGCCCGAGTTAGCACCGCCACCAGAACCCCCAGCACGACCAGTGCCCACACTTGAAGGTGGAGTTTCACCGCCGCCACCACCGCCACCAGTGGCTGTTATAGATGGACCAAATATTGAATTACCTCCATCGCCACCTTGACCTGGACTAACATAAGCATTACCTGGTCCACCACCACCAACAGTTACGGTGTATGGTGTTCCCGTTGTTATAGAAAATCCTGTTCCAGTTAAAAATCCACCGGCACCGCCGCCGCCAGCATATCGACTACCTCCACCGCCACCACCAGCGACTACAAGATAATCTACTGAAGTTGGTCCTGCAGCTTGGCCAGCAACAGTTTGTGTTAGTCCAACTGGAAAAGCATAACCATCTGGTCTAACACCTTTTTTATTGACTGATGTAAAAGTTAATAAATTTGCTGAACGAACTGCCATTATGTAATCTCTGAACCAAAAGCTGCGATTGAAATTGATGCTGAACTTGCATTTGCTGCAAGCACCATACCTGCATTAGCGGTCAGACCTAATGTAAGAACAATTGTGTCTGCGGCAGGTACAGTTGCACCACGAACAATAAATGTTGCTGCTGGTGCTGAAGCATTAAATTCTGAATTGTTCATCAAAGCTAAACTGTAAGAAGCATTAGATGCTGTTTGATTACAAATTGTAATTGATGAAAATACTGTTGAAGTTGCTGCTGGCACAACATACACATTTGTCTGCGTATTTGCAGATGGGTTGATTGCGCCTAATCGTTTATATGTTTGTGCCATATGTTTTTACATTCCTGATAACATGAAAATGTTTGGTATTGAAGTTGTTGCCGTGTTAGCGGTTGAAAATCCTGAGTTAGCATAACTTGCCGCTGAGTTAGCTACTGCAAAACCTGAGTTAGCATAAGATGCTGATGAATTGGCAACTGCAAATCCTGAGTTAGCATATGCAGCTGCTGAATTTGCGATTGCAGTAGGCAACAGACCACTTTGCAACTTTGCTAAGGTAATTGTATTGTCTGCAATGTCAGCAGCAACAACTGTGCCGTCTGCGATTGAATCTGCGTTTACTTTATTGAGTGCCATAGTGGTCTATTTATTCTATTTTTCTAATTAATCTTTTGTTGGTGCTGGGCCTTCAGATTTAGGAAACTTTTCTTTAACTTCTTTAATCGTATTAAACCACTCTGAATTTTTCAATTCAACACCTTCATTGATAGCGTGCCACAACATATCAAGTTGTTCAAACCCATCAGGGTAATGACGGCACCTATCGTATGCATACTGATAATGTTTTGCCAATTTTTCTTGGAAAACAATTTCTTCATCAATCTCAGCTTTTGTTGGTGCTGATAAACCATCAGGGTGATACCACTTATGATAAGTAACAACACCACCAGACATTGCAATTTCAAAAGTGCAACCAGGTCTTAAAGCCTTAATTGCAGTATCAATTCCTACCGGCATTCCATTCTCAGCTGAAAAGTTTTTCATCACATCACTTGCGTTATTTAAATCCATTTTATACTCCTAATAATTAAATTGTCATTTCAACATGACTTAATGTTGCTTCATCCCAACGATACATCTTAGGTGGATTTCCTGTGCCAGCATCAGCTGGCATATCAACGGGTGCTTTCCATTGGCAAGTTTCTTCAACTAATACCCATGATGGATATGGTTTAGGTGCAATGAAAGCATCACGACCCGCATCGTATGTCATACCAATACCGGCATAATTTTTACGAATGTTATTGTTGTAACTTGTTTGTTTCCAATAAACATCATCATGCACACCATGAACACCTTCAAGGTATGTGATGCCTATTGCTTCTACTTCTTTGCCTGTGCCATCAACGCAGTTCCAGTTATCAACAACGGATACATGAAGAACTTCGTTTGTAGCTTTATTAATTTTTGCGAAATGTGCCATTTTTTTAACCTCCAAAATAGTATAAAATGATACTTATATTTATGCTATTCTTATTGTGATATTATTTTTTTTACCTATTAATCTATGATGTAACCCGTTGTGTTAGCACTAAAGGCTGAATCACCGGTGAATCTATGTATAGAGTATCCACCTGATGATGAATAATTTCCACCAGCAGCTGCTTGAGCACCAAGATAACGAATGATTACAACACCTGAACCACCTGAACCAGAAGAACCAGTAACGCCAGAAGCATCACTACCACAACCACCACCTCCACTTCCAGTATTATTTGGAGCTGAACCTGCATTTCCAGTTTGAGCACTACCTGCACCTCCACCGCCCGATCCACCAGGAGCTTGCACAGGAGTATTGTATCCCCCACCACCACCGCCGCCAGCATATGTTACTGGTGAACCTGAATATGGTGATGCAGTACCATTACCACCAGCGCCACCTTGATATGGAGTCCCCGCAGGACCGTCTTGACCTACTGCACCAGAACCTCCGCCGCCACCCGAGCGAAATCCACCAGCAGTACCACCAGCATTACCTTGACCTGGAGTTCCTGGCCCACCAGCATTAGTTGACGCTGAACCTCCACCACCTGAACCACCAGAAAATCCTACACCGTTATTACGACCGCCGCCACCACCAACAGCTGTTAATGATGAAAAAACTGAATTTGATCCATTACTACCGCTACTGCTTGCAGCACCACCTGGACCTCCAGCACCTACTGTAATAGAATAAGATGTTCCTTGTGTTACAGAAAACCCTGCACCAGTTAAGAAACCACCTGCACCGCCACCACCGGCAGCTTGATTTGCTCCAGCAGCTAAATCTCTTCCACCACCACCTCCACCAGCGACAACAAGATAATCAACCAATAAATTACCACCACTAGTTAGTCCTGTTGGAAACGTGTATCCACTTGGTCTCACAAGAGCAAAATTCTTAGAAGCTTTTAAAAATTCAATTCCCATTTTGTTCTTTAATTTACGATGTACGTTGTTGGGCCAGAGTTAGCACTAAAAGTACCATCACCATTGAATGTATGTATAGAGTAACCACCACTTGAACTATAATTTCCACCTGCAGCTGCTTGAGTTCCAAGATAGCGAATGATTACAATTCCTGAACCACCAGCAGCAGCACCAGTATTAACACCGCCGCCTCCAGCACCACCGCCAGTATTGGTTGAACCACCACCACCATTACCAGGACCGCCACCACCTGGAGCAGTTGCTGGAGATGATACTTGAAAATTTCCACCCGTACCAGCTGGTGTGCCAGTAACAGGATAACCGCCACCGCCACCGCCACCAGCATATGTTACTGGTGTACCACTCAATGGTGATGCTAAACCAGAACCACCGTCACCTCCTCTATTTTGACCTGGTGTTCCACCACTACCAACAGAGCCAGCCCCACCGCCACCTCCGCCACCAACAGCAGGATTAAGTGGAGATATTTGAGCACCATTATTTCCTTGACCTGGAGTTCCAAGTCCAAAACCATTTTGTTGTCTTGCGCCACCACCAGAACCACCGTCTGCATATGGAGTTACAGAACCACCGCCACCACGGCCACCACCAATAGCAACTATAGCTGGACCGAATATTGAATTTGATCCATTAGCAGCAGGTGTACCAGGATATCCACCACCTGAACCACCACCACCTACTGTAACAGTTCTAGATGTTCCTGTTGTCATCGTGGCACCAGATGCAGTTAAAAAACCACCAGCACCAGCACCGCCACCCAAATTTTCACCGCCACCACCACCACCTGCAACTACAAGATAATCAATTGTTAAATCAGCAGGAAAACCACCTAAACCGGTTGGAAAATTATATCCACTCGGCCTAATTAATTTGCCAACTTTATTTGCTTTTATAAATTTAATTGCTGACATTTTTAATTGATAAGATAATTCGTTAAGTTGGAACGGAAAGTTCCATCACCAGTAAAAGTATGTATTGATGTTGCACCAGGAGCTGGATTAGAATAATTACCACCAGCAGCTGCTTGAGCACCAGAATAACGAATGATTACAATACCTGAGCCACCGTTACCACCTGAACCTGTTTGGCCACCACCTTGACCGCCAGCGTCACCACCAGTGCCAGTATTAGCTGGGCCTGCACCACCGTCAGAACCACCTGGAGGTCTTGCTACGTTTTCTCCGCCATTTCCACCAGTTGAATATGTTACTGGACTACCTGAGTATGGCGATGCAGTACCTGATCCTGCGCCACCTTTACCACCAGGATTTCCACCTCTACTAGCACCTGCACCACCAGAACCTCCACCACCAGCACCAAGTGTTTGTCCTGCACCACCATCAGTTCCTTGACCTGGTGTTCCAAGTCCACCAGAACCACCCACTGCACCGCCGCCACCTGAACCACCGTTATAACCACCCGGTGTTGCAGGTGTTGCTGTTGGTCCTGAAGGATTTCCTGAACCACCTCCACCACCAGCAATTGCAGTCAATGAAGAAAATACACTATTAAATCCGTTAGCACCATGTGTTCCAGGAGCTGGAGAACCAGATAAACTTCCCACATTAGGACCACCTGCGCCACCTGCACCTACTGTAATAGAATAAGAAGTGCCTCTTGCAATTGCAAATGATGTACCAGTTAAAAATCCACCTGCACCTCCACCGCCGCCACCACCAGCATTATATACACCGCTGCCGGCACCACCAGCGCCAGCGATTACAAGATAATCAACAGATGTTGGGCCATTATCATTATCTCCAGCATTAGTGATTCCGGTTGGAAATGCGTATCCACTAGGTCTTACAAAAGAACCAGTTGGAGAAGTTTTTAGAAATAGTATCGACATATCACCTCAGATAAACTTAGGTGATTTCAACACCGAACGCTTGAAAAGAGATACTCGCTGAGTTTGTGTTTGCGGCTAATACTGCACCAGCAGGTAATGATAAACTCAAAGTAAGTGTCGCAGCGTCTGATGCTGGTATCGTGCTACCACGAATAATAAAATACATTCCATTAGAAGCTGGACTTGCAAAGTTAGCAGATGGCATCACAATCAAACTATATGAAGCATTTGATGCTGATTGATTTGCAATCTGAACTGAATTAATTACTGACGAAGTTGCAGCAGGAACCACATACACATTACTTTGTGTATTTGCGGATGGGTTTACTTGACCAAGAATTTTATAGGTATTAGGCATTATGTTAACTCTACTCCAAATACGTTGAACGATACGTTAGCAGCAGTTTCACCTGAAACAACAGCATTATTTACTGCAACAATGACCGATGCATTTAATGTAACACCTGGTGACAAAATCATTGTGTCTGCTCTAGGAATCGTAACACCTTTTATCATATAATGTTTGTTTGCTAATGTTTCATTGATTGGTCTAATCATAATATCTACGTTAGCATTAGCTGAACTTTGATTACAAATAGTAATTGTGCTAATGATTGCAGATGTTGCTGCAGGAACCACATACACATTACTTAGTGTGTTTGCAGTTGGTAATGTTTGACCTAAAATTTTATATGCTGTTGGCATTATGACCCCATTGCTGTAAAGAAAAACGGATGAGCATCCACACCCGTTACCACTTGTGTTGTTACTGTATTAATTCTACCATTTGCAGAAACAGTAATGATTGGATAATAGGCTGAATTGCCGTATGTACCAGTAGTAATGTTTATATTAGTAACATCGGTGTTTGCTTGAGCAAAAGCACCGTTAGCATAAACTGCAGCAGAACCACCAGTATTAGCAGCTGCAAAAGCAGAGTTTGCATACGATGCGGCACCGATGACGTTGTTTGCTTGACCGAAAGCCGCATTGGCATAACTTGCCGCTGAGTTGGCTACTGCAAAAGAACTGTTAGCATAAGTTGCCGCTGAATTAGCTGCAGCAGAAGGTAAAACACCAGAAGCTAACTTAGATGCAGTAATTGTACCATCTGGTATTTGTGAATTCAGTAAATTGTTATATGTAATTATCGTTGTTGCACGATATGTAACAATAATGTTATTTGCGCCAGAAGAAGGTGCCTCAGTAAATGTGATTACACCATTGGCAACAGAATATGAATTTATTGGATCCTGTTGAATACTATTAACAAGAACCTCAATCGCATTTGGGTCTTGAATGCCTGTTTGTGTTAACGAAAATTGTGTGCAAGAACCCGTACCGTTGAACCTTTCGGTTGAAACAATAAAAGAACCTACACCAGGCTGGTTGCCAAGGTATGACATATTATGTAATCTCCAAAACCGATACAATCACATCAGCAGAATTTGTTGCAGATGTTTGTACTTGCATATAATCTCCAGCTTCCATAACAAGTTTTTGGTCACCACCAATTGGTACTAATGCGCCACCATTAGAGATAGTCGCATTTTGTAGCATGAAATATGTTGTACCACCAGAAACAACAGTTACATTACAACTAATTGGTGATGAAGTTGTGTTACCAATCGTCATACCAATAATTGTGGACTGTGTTGCTGTTGGGCCAACATACGCATTAGCTGCAGTAGTGCTAGCGTTTTTCAAAAAATAATTTTTAAAATTGTTTGCCATTGAATAAATTCCTTAGTATTAATTCACTATTTATATTAACCTAATGCAATAGAAAAGGCCAAAGCCGATGCCTCAGCACTTTCGATTCTAGTGTATATTGCAGTATTTGAACTACCCACTAAAGAAGAAACATTAGCGGTTCCAAAATTGCCGTAATTTGTGGTAGAATTACTTAGTGTTGTATTTCCAGTAACAGATAGTGTGTTGGCTACGGTTATAGAACCGTTGACCATCATATCATCAAAACCAATGGAATCTAAAGTAATGTTTCCAGAAACAGTCAAGTTTCCAGAGATAAGAACGTCACCACCAAAATATCCATTCGAAGTAACATTTAGAGTTGAAATGTTACCACTTACATTAATGTTATTTGCATAGAGAGTATTAATGCCCGCACTATTACGGACATTTAATTGAGAACCAGTACCAGAAACATCTAGTTTTGTATTGGCAACAAATACAGCACCGTTACCATCAGTTAATGTGTTGGCAGTTGAAATTAAAGCTTGAGTGGCCGTTAACCAATGTTGGAACGTATTAGCGGTTGTTAATTGATTAATTGCCATCTCTGAACCTTGAGTTTGCTATGTTTTGCAATAAATTTTTAATTTCTGACATATCTTGTTCTATTTTTGCCAATCGATTTTGAGTTTCAGATTGTTCTTCTTTTTGCTTTTTGGCAATCTCTCTCTTACGAAGATAATCTTGCAAACCTTCTTTATCTGTATTTAGAACAGCTTTAGAATTCATATCCCTAACTAGATTATCATGTTCTTTTACTTTTGCATACATGATTATGTTCCAGCAGGCAATGCAATTGCACGGAAATCACGAACTTTTGGTACATCAACAGTAGACGTTCCAGTCATCACAATCTTAATTGCGAATGTTCTAAAGTTACTAAATGCAGTTGAACCAGAAGTGTATGATACAGAATTGTTTGCTGAACCATTTACACCTGGAGCATATGAAATTTCACGATAATCGTTATAATTGTTTGACACAAAATTAGTGTTATTCAATTGTGTCATTAACTGATAATTTTTATCTTCAAATGCATCAGCATCAGAAATAGAAAGCATTTTGTAATAAACACGAATATCAGAGAGTGCTGGTTTATATGCGGTCACATAAACACGCAAATCACCAGAATCAAATCCATCAGCTAAATTAACCTTGCGGGTAATATAACGAACATTTGAATTACCACCAGATTTCTTATCTTCACCATTGTAAGTGATTGTTGCACCTGTACCAGGTGTAGTGTTTGCATCAGTAATTGTGATTGTTGGTGATGTTTCGTAACCAGAACCAGCAGCTGTTAAATATACTGATGTAATAACATTATTAGTTACAACAGCAGCTGCCGTAGCACCTGAGCCACCACCACCGCTGATTGTTACAACAGCATTGGCATTAGTAGAGTAACCTGTGCCACCATTTGTAATTATAATACCAGAATTACTTAGTGGTAAATCATTAATGATGTTTTCAACCGCAATCATACTCATACGAGAAGTATCAATAAATGGTGCAATATCTGGATTGCTGGTAGCCATTGTAGCTTTAACTGTTAATGTTGTGTTAGCAGTTGTTGTTAATACACGGCGTCCATAACCATCAGTCATTGGGTAATCAGTTAATGGTGTAAATGGTAATAGTCCAGTTTTACCACCAGTAGCCTTTTCAGAATTGAATTGATATGAAATTGAAGTGTTTTCAACAGATATTCCATTTGCAATTAAATGCATTAAATCATATGCTGTGTTAGCAGAAGGATAATCCACATTGAATTGTGCTTCAGTTGTACCGGTACTAAATGTATATCTAAACAATCTAAACATCAAGTCTGAGTTTTGCTCAGCGGTCCATGTAGAACCGTTTTGTGATAAGAACAATGAACCTTGATATGGTTGTTCTGAAATCTGTCTTGCAGATACAGTATCTAATTTTCCAATCTCAGCCGCATAAGTTTCATATTTGTTAGAGTTAGATAACAACACAAAACAATGTTCACCAGGTTGTAAGAACAATGGAGAATCAAATACAAATTCTGTATACTTTGTTGCGTCATCCAAATCAGGTGAAGTTGTTGTTTTAACTTTATCTGGTGTCAATGTAACTGTTGAATATGGATAAACTAAAGATGTTGAAGGATATCCATTTACAACAGAACGAACTTGTAAAGTAATAGGTACAGTTGAATCTTTTGACTTGAAACAGAAACGAGCCTTAGACAAGAAAATACCTTGTGGGTAATTTGATGGTGACACTAAGAATGTTTGTGCTAATGGGTCATACCAACCAATTTGACGTTGAGAGATAGCTGTTGTTGTTACAACACGACTATCTTTAACGGAAACCCGTTGAGTTGTTGGAACAGTTGCAGAAATAATTGTGTTTTCTGTTTTTTGTAAAATACCTTGTGCAAAAAATGTAGCATCTCCATTTGTAGAAGATGAACCAATATCACCACTTGAAGTATCAATCAATCGGAAGTTTTTCTCACCAATACGGAATATTCCATTTGGTATATTGAATACACCAGCAACATCACCTGCAGCTGTTGTTGTTAAATTACCAATCGAATAAACAGAGTTAGAAGTTGGTGTAGTTGCCCATGTTCCAGTGATTGTTAATGTTCTTGTACCATCTGTATAAGAAGAAACAGTTGCAGACTGACCAGCACCGGTTCCAGATACAATATAAACTGTTTTTCCAGTATAATCACCAGTATTATTTGCACTTGTTACATCTACACTCAATACAATCGTATTAGATGTAGCAGAACTTACAAATCCAGAGTAGTGTTCATAACCATCAATTTTAATTGATGTGCCACTTGTTTGTCCAACTAAATTCATAGTTGCAGAATTCAACAATGTTGAAGGACTTAAATTAACTATAAATGCTTCTTTATTTGATGTGCGAACAACAAATGCTGTTGCATTAACTGTGCTTGTTGTAGTATTAGTAACATTTACAGCTTCTGGATTACCAGATTGTGTGATATATCCTAAGTTATTAGAACTTAATATAAATTTATTTGCTCGAGCAATGTATTTGTTTACACTAATGTTATCAAAGAATCCATAAAGTTCTGTGGTTGGTTTAAAATCAGAACAAGTAAATAATATACCACGTTCACGCATATATGGGATAATTGATACATCGATAACACGGTCACCTAATGATTCGGTAATTGATGATGGAAAAACTTGAGTTAATACACCAGCACGAGTATCTTTATTAGTAACAGTTGTTGTAGTGGTTTGAATAACAGCTTGGCGGCCGCCAGTATGTCCATTGACAGATGAAGATGTTGATGTGCCAGACCAATAAGTTTCCCAATTACCCCATTCGTAACTGAAAGCGTTTTGAGTAATTAAAGCCCATGCGTCTTTATCGCCTTCAAGATTTACAAGAACATCTGGTTGTTTATCAGTATCAATCCAAACATCTGATGGTGGATCCAACTGAATTTTACCAATGTAATTTACAATATTAAATGGATTAATGTTGTATACTTTTGAAGATTTATTTTGGTCAACAAAAACAGTATGTGTTGCTGTTGGCATCACGATTGGACCAGCTTGTAAATAATTAGATGAATTAGCTGAATCGAATGTCAATAGATGTGATGTAATATTAAATGTTGGTCTGATTTCTTTCTTTTTAGGGTCAACAGAAACAGAGTAATCAGCATTTGTTACATCAGCAACAGATGTACCATCAAATGAATCCACAACAATACCATTCTTAAATCGTGGTAAGTTTGTAGAATCCAAAATGGTCAAATCTTGTTTATTCAATGCATTTTGTTCAAGCAAAGAAAGTGAAGTGTAATACTCTAAATTACCAATACGTTTATCAATGTTGGCAATATCACGCATTGTATAACGTCTGTTATCAATGTATTGAACTTCAATTTCAGATGTATTGGCAACATAAGCCGGTTCACGGAGAATATACATTGTCATTGCACCTTCTTTATCAAGAGGCACAATTGGCGTCAAAGAAGGATTGCCTTGGACAACTTCAAAGGTACGATTTTTGTTCAATATTACCTTGTCTGTTCTTGGTAGATAATATTGATAATCTAAAATCACATCGGAACCATTCTCTGGAATCTTAGGACCAGTCGTGGTTGAATCAACATCGAAGCTGACAGTATTTGCTGTAACTGATGTTGTCGGTATTGTCCTAACTGGTCTATAATCAAGGCAATCTCTTAGTGGGTAAACTTGCCCTGTTGCCTGAGAGGTATAAACAGGAATAGCTCCGTAATTGTATCCAACATATGAATCTACGGTAAATAATCCTGCACCAGATGAACTAAAACGATTAAACTTAACAACTAAAGGACCAACAGGTGCAGCTACATCAGCTTTTAATCTAATAGATGAGTGGTCATAGAACGAATCACGTTGACCACTATCTAATGTGTAACGTGTTGTAACATTAGTTGCAGTAGATGCATTAGAAGTGGTAATCTGATTTCCATTGAAATCTAAAACAGAAACCAATTCAATTACATCAGGAACAAATAAAGATTGAATGGAATCTGGAGTTTTAAGAACTGTATTGGCCATAATATGAACTTGGCCATTTGCAGTATAGAGCATCACTCCATTATTTGCAAAAATGCTGGTGCCACCAGACGTTTGAATTGTTGAATTGGCACCAACATATGTTTTTCCTTTTGAACCAGGATTACTTGCATCTATCGTTGCAGTAATATTTGCAACCATGTTGTTACCAGAAGTAACAGTAATTTTACGAGTGCCTGTATCAACAGTAAATAAATTGGTAGGAATAATTTGACCAACAGTATATGGTGATGTACCAGAAGATGTTACAACAATTTGATAATTCTCAGCTTTAGCGGTAGAACTTGTTGCACTTGAAATTGTTTCACCTGTACCAACAGTTAATGCTGGAGATTGTGAAGATGAAAATGATTGTGATTCATACAAACGCTTGTAAGAATAATCAAAATTAGCAATTGTATTTTGTGCAACATAATTTTGACCAAGATTAAATAATAATGGTTCAAGATTACTATCTGAAATGAATGTGTCGTTATATGTTGAAGCTGGGTCTTTAGATGAAATATCAATATCAGCTGCAGCAAGACGAGTTGTGCTACTAACTACTGATAATGATTTAACATCATTAAATTCAAAATCAATAGACCAATTAGACAATGAATTTGGTGTGTTAACAAAAGGCTCAGAAAGTTGAATTGTCTGAGTTGCACCATTATAGTTTGTAATTGTTCTTGGTTTTTCACCAGCACCAGGACCGGTCAGAATTCTAAATTTAGCACCTGTATATGCATTATTGGCTGTAGAATATATTTGTGAACCAGTTATACTGTTTGCAATTTGAACGTAACCAGTATTTGTTCCCAATACAACAACATTACCACCAGTGATTGAACCAACATTCACATCAAACAGATATGTGCGATAGGTATATGTTGCAGAATTTTGTGTATTTGCAGATGTTTCAAATGCAATAGATTTAACACGAGCTGTACCAACCTTAGTGTTAGTAATTGTGCTAGAAGTTGTTACATTAATTACACTATTTGATACACAATGCAAATCTACTGTTTGTAAACTGTTAATTGGTAAAGAACCAAAATGTGTATTTGAATACACATAGTAACCATAGTCAGCAGTTAATCGTTTATCTGAAACTGAATCTGTTGTGCGTGGTTTATCAAATGTAATTGTTGTTGGTGAAATTGTTTCATATTCATAACCATAAACATATGCTTTACCTGGAGATAAAATAACATTAGCTTTTGCTGTATTAGCAGAACTTGTTTCTAATGCAAGTTTAAATGGTCGAACAGTATAGTTACCAGATTCATCATATGTTCTTCTGGCTAAAGTATCTTCAAGAACAGCATACTGTGGGTAAATTAATGCATAAGATAAAGTTCCATTTACAACTCGAGCCAATTCAATAAATTGTGAGTCATCAGTAGAATCAAGTGCTCTTCTAGAAAGAATTAAATCAATTTTAAATCTATCAGCACCTGGAGCTTGGAAGTTTGAAGCGTCTTGTGCTGGATCCAACAAAGATGTATCTTGTGTGGATTCAATAATAGATTCTGTAATTTCAAAACCAACTCTTACGTTAGATGATGTATTATATTTACTAATTGCAATTGTTTGTTCACTATTTTTAAGAAAAAATCCATCATAAAAATAAACACCATCAGTTACAGAAAATGTTTGTCCGGTTCCAACACCACCTGTTGCGACATTGGCAAAAACTGGACTATTTTCAACTGTGGTAATTGTATCACCAGCAGCAAATGGTGCACCTGAAATTTGTTTTACATAAACTGTTTTTGGTTCATTTGGTGTTACGCCAGTATTTGTATCATAAACAACAACCACTTCACCAACTTTTGTTCCTGCCACATTGGTGATTGTTTTACCATTAAAATTATTAATGTTAACAGCTGTACCGGCGTAATCTGTACTTACATTTAAATATGTGGTATCGTGAATGAATAATTGACCACCCGAAACAACGGAGCCATTTTTAAAGATATGTTGGCCAAAACGCTCTACTTGTTTTTGTAGAAGTGTTTGAGCTTGTGTCAATTCACGAGCTTGAACCGCATAACCTGGTTTGAACAATAGACGAAGAAATTTCTTATCTTCATCATAATCGTCATAATACGGATTGACATTAAAATTAGTATTTAACGACATTAAATAATTTCCTTAAAATCTGATAACAAATTTAATATTTTCGGCTTGACCATCTGCTCTTTGAATCTTTGTAACATTTTCGACATACTCAATATCACCCGTATATGGTTCGAACTCGGGGTCGTATCTTTTAACGACCGTTCTAGTAACACCTGATGTGGCACCAATTAATGTACCACCAACCGAAACATCACCTCTTACCTTAATTAGGCGAACCTCATTTGATGATTGTGAATTAACAAAACCATAAAAATAAGCGTTATTTGCCGCACCACCTTGATAAACAAATTCATTTAAAGTAAAAGGAGAACCAGCAACCAAAGTCAAATTAACGGTTTGAGAAATAACAGTATTTGCGTTAGATGTTGATACAGCTGCGGTTGCACCATATTTATACGGGTCTCTCAGTAAACCATACTGTCTTATTGAAGTTGAAGTGGAAATTAATCCATTTTCTGTTGCATCAACTTGACCAATTCTCTCAGAAACCATAACATTTGAACCATCCAACTCTTTGGCTGGGTTGAATCCATGGCCAGATTTTGGTGGTATAACGACCCTTGCGTTTGCACCAGTACCAGAACCATAGATTATGGCATTAGCATATGAATAACCAGTGCCCGTTACATCAATCGTAACCTTAGAAATTGAACTGTTTACGATGTTTGCAGTAGCTACTGCACCAGAACCATCACCTGGAATATAAACTCTGGTGCTAAATGTATAGTTATTACCTGTGCCACCACCATTTGCTGTGTTCGCAGACGAAATTGTAATGATATTCAATATTGTATTAACAGTAGAAACCAATGTTCCGACAGCAATACCTGTTCCACTTACAGACATATTGGCTGCAACATTATTGGTACTTCCTAAAGCTAGAGTTGTAACTCCAGTACCAAATGCCGTGGCAGTAGTTGTTGGATTTGCATATCCTGTACCACCATTTGTAACCATGATAGTGGTAATTTCACCTTCAACTACACTTGTTGAACTGACATTATAATCTAATTTTGATGTGGAAGTTGGAGCTGGTATCCAAGCGGATGTTAAAAACTTATTTGAAGCCTTAACATTATAAAGATACTTCCAAACATAACCATCTGCGGTAAAAATTGTACCGTTTGCAGTATTGTAGTCACCTGAAGGTTCTACTGTGGAAACGACATTTGCATTATTTGATAAACACTTATATACATTTCTTTGACTTGTCAACACATACATTGGTTGACTATTACCACCAGAACCAGTATCGGCAGTCAATAAATCACTAGTTGAGATTTTGTCATCAAATTGTTTATATCGTTTATTGGTAGACCAATTGATTCGTGGAACAACCAATTCAACATCATTACCAGTAATCTTTTTAGCCGCAAACATATTATCCCACACCGTTTTCTCATCGGATGTAGAATCTACAATTGAATTTGGTGATAATTCGTTTGCATAGGGAACATTATTGCCAATGAACAAATAACCAACCGTAGGTTGTGGTTCGGCAAAAGATTCTTTAAATTGCTCTGCGTTATTGAACGAGAGTTTTCTGGATGTGTATGAGGTAGCCATAGTAATTCTTTATTTATGCAATAATTATAAGTTCTTGGTTGTTTGCGGTCTGAGTAAACGCAGAAGAAACTCTCAATGTGGTATTACTCAAAATACTACTGATTGTTCGAATTTCAGAATTAACCGCAATCTGTGTTCCAATCGTAATAACATTATTAGTGTTGGCAACATTAAATAAGGTATTCGTACCAGTTACATATATGCTACTGTTAACATTAACGGATCCAGAAATGACATTACTTGAATAACTGAGAGTTGATATGTTGTTTGCCAGAATTGTTTCATCAACTCTAAAATCAGCATATTGTTTGAAACCAGCTGGATGAATTAAATTTTTGAACAACTCTTTGAATTTTGAAAATTCAACTTTTGAAGATAAAACATATGCATAATCAACATAATAATCTCTACCTTGAATTACACGTTCTGATGCGGAAAGAATACTGTCTGAAGTTGTCCAACGACCAGGAAAAGTAACATAACTTGGTTCAACCAATGAATTTGCGGTTGCAGTACCATCACCTTTTTGTGTCAAATTAATTGTTGGAGGTGTTTGATATCCCGCACCAGCATTTACAACCCTAATTTTTAAAATTGCACCTGGATCCTGGTCTGCCGTTGCAAATAAATTTTCACCATCACCCATCAATGCAATGACTGATAAATTGGCATTAGCACCGTTAACAGAAGAAACTGTAATCAATGGTAACTTGGTAGATTCATAATTCACACCACCAACAGGCAGCAAACCGTACAAACCAATTTTCTTTCCACCACCAGTTGTTGCAGAATTAAAATTGACATTCACATTAAGTGATGTGTTTGAAGTAATCGTGTTGATATATCGTGATTCATTATTAATCATAATTCTATCACCAACACGCAACTCATCTAAAAAGTATGTGTTTGTTCCAGTAACAGTTACGTTTGTGTTGCCATAAACATTTGATGTACCCGTAATTCTTGGTGGTTGTAATTCAACTTTAGTGATTGCACCAGTTGAAGATACATTAGTAATTGCCGCTGCAGCACCAAAACCAAAATTCATGTTACCCGTATTTGTGAAAATTAATTCGTCACCAATTTTATAACCATCACCCCCGTTATTGATATTAATTCGTCCTAAAGAACGAGTATAAAGAACGTGTTGTTCTTCTGTTGCACCATTAATGAAAGGTGCAGAATCAGCATCAAGTGTTGGAACAGATGCAAAAATTGCGTTAGCAAACAAAATTGCCACATTAGTAATTGGACCAATACTTGTTACATTTGAAAATGCCAAAGCATCTATGATTCGTGAATTAACATTTTCTGAAATTGAAGTGTTAGGAAACCCATAATTAGCATCACTAATATTAATTGAAGCATAGTTAGCAATTCTTGTTGTATCGACAACAAAAGTATTTGCACTATTTGCACCAGAAACATCTACCGCATCAATAGCAAGAACAAGAGATGCATTTGCTGTAGCACCAACAAGATTGACATTTGAACCTGTTTTAAAACCTGCACCACCAGCAAGAACACGAATTTGGTTAATGTATCCAGAAAAAACTTCTGAAACGATTGCTTCAGCTGTTTCTGTTTCACCACCACCTGTAATGATAACAGGGTCACCAACATTATAACTTGCACCACCATCAATCACATTAATTGTGGCAAGTGTGGATAGTCCAGAAACACGAATGTTTATTAATTCATCGTTGTCACCAATAACACTAAGTGTAGCATATTCACCATTATCAAAATTGCCAACAAGTGTTTTATCATTTACATATAATTCAAATGCTGATTTGGCATTAACTGTTTTTTGTGCAACTCTCTCAACGATAGCTGTTGCACCAGATGATGCACCAATAATTTGTCTATTTTCTAGTAACGCATAATTAAAATCATTATATAATATTTTAATTGTTGAATTGGCTGAAGGTGCAGTATTAAATATAACTTTCTTTGATTCACGGCGAACATTGTAACCAGAAGTTTGTTTAACATCGTTCACATAAACTTCAATTTCATTACTTGCTGCAATTTGTGCCATTTTAAATACAGTATTACCAGATGCAGTAGCACTAGACGATGTGTTGCCATTTGCAGTATAAGTGCTATACACATCTTGAGAAATTCTAAAAGCTTTTTCAATTAACCATTTACCGTCAGATGTTCGTAGAACATTTGATTTTGGTTTGATAACTTCAACTTCTTCATTAAAAATTAATTTAAAAAGAAGTTTAAAAGATTTTTCGTTACCTTTTGCAAGATACAAAGGCAACATTTGTTTAATTAAAAAGGCTTTATCTACCTGAACATCTTTAGGTAAGAAAGCAGCAAAAGTGTTAAGAAAATTATCTTCAAATTGGTCTATTGAGTAATCAACGTCTGAAAGATATCGAAGGTCTTTTGACTTATTCATTAAGTCATTTTTTTGGCCTGTTTGTTTATTTTCCAAAAACTCATAATAAGCTTCCAAAAAATGCACAAATGTTGGGTAATCGTCCCGAACAAATTCAGGTACCTGACGATTAATCAGTAATGAAACTTTTTGTTCAGACATTATTGTTTATTATTTTTTGTTAATGTGGTAACGATTGCTGTTGGGTCTGTTGAATCAATTGTGATAATAGTATTTCTCTTTGATTGAATAATACCTTTTTCAGCCTCAATTGTCATGCGAATCAAATTATCTGTTGAACTAACAGCTAAAAATCTTATATCGTTAACAACCACAAGGCCATCATCAAAGTAAATTGTACCTGCATTAGCATTAATAATTTGTCTTTGTGCCAATGAATCATAATAAATGGTTCTTAAAGTACCAATTTTTGCATCAACAACAGCAAGTGCGGCCGCACCAAATCCATTACCACCGGAGATGGTTACAGTTGCTCTAGTATATTCGATACCACGATTTGTAACTGTAATTTTTTGAATACGGCCATTTACAATAGTTGCTTCTGCTGTTGCATTAGAACCATCACCATTAATTGTAACTGTTGGTGCAGTTGTATATCCAGAACCTGGGTCAACAACTTGTATTTCAGAAATACCTGTATATGACTGTGGTGATTCATCGAACTGTGCAGTTCTTAATGTACCAGTATTATCATATACATTAAATTCGGTCGATGTTAATTTATTTGTAATCGTACCACGATGTAAAGGTACATTAAAATAAATGTTATAACTTGCCGATTGATTTAATAAAGGTTCAAAACGGCGTTGAACACGAACAGTTGATTCTGAACCTAATATAGAATTAATATCAGTTGAATCAATGCTCTCTTGAAGTTTTGATAAAATAAAACTTGCACCAAATTTATTTAAGAATGTATTACGATAAGATATGATTGCATTTCTAATATTTGTTTTAATTGCATCTTCTGTTAAAACAGTTTTTCTTGGGTCATATTGCACAGAAGATTCAACAGACAAATACAAATATTCGGGGTCACGAATTTCTGCTTGAACAGTTACGATAGATTTTGGGTCAACAATTTCAGAAATAATACGAGCTTTCTCTAACTCTGAAATATAAAAATTTGTTTTTGGTTTTAGTGCAATAAAAACTTTACCATATACAGGTGTGGGTTCATCTTCACCACCCCAAACAGATAATGAATCTATACTGGTATATTTCGATTGAATATATGTTTCATAATCTTTAAGTGTCACCAATCTATTTTGATTAGCATATTGTGCGGCCGCAGAATATTTGATTGAATCAACAGATTCACGAATCGCACCACCACTGGCGGCTGCTACAACATCGATTGTAACATCGGTAAATCCACCAACTGAAGAATCAGCAATAAATCCATCAACAGAATTGGCTGGTATACCTGATGTTACAAGATAACTAACAGTAACAGTAGAACCATCGGTAAGAGCTTTGCCAATTACACCGTCACCAAAATATATTTCATAGTTACCTTTTTTAGATTCTTGTAAAAAATAAACTAATGATGTGGAATCAACATCTAAAATTTCTGTAACTTTATTATAAACTTGTGTTGCTGAATTTCCACTCACATCAGCTACAGTTACATACAATGTATTTGTGTCAATATTAGAATCAGGTAAAGTAAAAATTGATTTTGGATTTGAATTTCTATTAAATGTATAAACGTAATCAACCAATCTACCTTCATAGATTTCTAAATTTTCAAAATAATATGATGTGTTTGATTTAGTTACAGTTGTGTCTTTAAGAGTAACAAAATTATATGAAATGTTATCAATTAAATTTGAACTAAAACTAAAGCCTTTAGGAAGTGTTAAAGTTCCTGGTGTATCGTTTAAAGACGTTACCGTCATGTTGATAATTGCTTTAGGTGCAGAATAAGAAAACGGAACATAATTTAAAGTCTTAGCATGAGAAACAACCGAATCACGCAATAAAGCGGTATCCATGAATGCCTCATTGGCAACCATGTTTAAGTAGTAAGCATTATAATGAGTGTTATAAGCCAGAATATCCAACAGAATATTTAAACTAGAACCTTCAAAATCATAATCTGTAAATTCAGATTGTTGTTGTAGGTACGATTTTAAATTATTCTTGATTGTGTCAAAATCAAGGTCAGAAATTTGTAAACGTGCGTTTGCCATTTATCGAATCCGTTCAAGAAGGAAATTAATTATAATGGGTTGTGTCTGGTTTACAATGAAAAATTCCAAGTAAACTTTAAACCCATTATTGTCGAAATCGGCGGTCACATTTATATCTTTAACAGCCGCTCTAGGCTCATAGTTCACAATAGTCCGCTCTATTTCATTTTTTAAAGTGGTTGCCGTAATATTATCAAGATTTTCAAACAATAATCTACGAACATTTGAACCGATATCTGGTTGAAATGGTCTCTCATAGTAGTTTGTGAGTATTAGATTTTTGATGGAATTGACAACAGCCATCGGTCCGATGACTCTATTAATGTCTTTCCGAACTGGATGAATGGTAAAATTCAAATCCAGGTCTTTAAAATCTCTAACGATATCTGTGGTTACGGTTGCCATATTCTATTTATGGGTTAATTCTGGAAAGTAATTTGTCGGAACCAATATAATTATTGGCCATATTGTAGTCAACTTCTCCCATATTTGAGAATTCCGACACAACTCCGAAGTCTTTAATAACTTCATTACTGTTACGGAAAAACTGAACATCATGGTTCTTTCTAACACTAATTAAATTATTTGCGGTTTCAATATGTGAAATGATTAAATTTACCGCATCACCAGACAAACTGGAATTACCAGATGTTATTGAATTATTCAAAGTAATGAAATCATTATAAAGAATGGTATTATTTGATTCTAGTTGGTCGTTCACAAACAAACTGGTAAAACTACCTAGTGCAGCCGAAGCGTTTGAAACTCCATCGGTCTGAAAGGTCAAATAAATTAAAAACTTACCAAAACCCATGGCACTTTGTCTGTATGGAAATTGATTGGCGTCCACACCACCATCTTCAACAGCGGTTACAGAAAGATTATCTGTGTGAGATTTAAATCCATTTACAGATATCATAAAGTTATTGGCAGTATTAGCTAAGATTTGTTTTGTATTAGCAGTACCAAAAGGAAAACCAATATTCATTGTTGTTTTAAAAATAGAATTTGCATTTTCATACAATGATATACAAAGGTTTGCAGTTGGATTTTTATAGTATCCATCAGTATCACTATTTGCAAGGTCAGTTACTTGCCATTCGTGTGGTAAAAAATTTGGAGCTGTATTTAAATGTTCTATTGCATTGTTTGATAGTGCCATCATGCCAACATTGTTAGCATCAAAATCGAATCCTAATCTTCCATATACACTTGCCATTTTATTTCCTTTTCATAATAAATTAAGTTGAAACTTTAGCTTCACCAGTACCTGATGGTCTGTGTATCAGACGTTTAACATAGTTGAGTACATCAGACTGCCAAATTGCGCCGCCAATAATCGTTGAACTATACAACGAAGAAATATAAGGTGCAAAAACAGATATACCAAATGTTCCCGAACCTACAGCATAAACAGAACCAGGAACAGCTACAGGTACACCCAAAGATAAACCTCCTGATATTGAAACGAAACCAAAACTACCGGCAAAAACACCACCACCTAATTCGTTACCGGCAGTAAGACTATCACAAGTAACGATACCATCAGAAGTCATTGAACCTTTAACATAAAGGTGTGAATCCAAATACAAATGGTCGGCAGCAGCCATTCTAATTGCACCACCAAAATTTTCATTTGCAGTAATTGAAATATCTTCATCACCAGAAAAACTTATGTCACCTTTAGCTCGAGTGTTCATTCTACCAGCAACTTGTAGATTATAATCACCTTTAACATCTAGATTATAATCACCACGAACTTCCATATTGCAATCACCTATAACGGTCACACTACAACGACCTTGAATTAAAACATTTTTATTTTTAATTGTAATCTCATAATCATCACCAAATACTTTATGTACTTGGTCACCATTGGGGTGCATTTCAATAAAGGTTAAACTTTTACCGTGTTGCAAACGAATTCGTTCACGGGTGGGTGTGTCATCCATTTCAAATAGATGACCACTTTCCGTTTGCTTTGCATCATTATAAGGATACAAAGGTTGATATGATGTGTTCGCAGCTGATTCTGGTTCTGTCCAACCCGTATCACTTGGAATTCCAGGTACGTTTCCTAATTCTGGTAATGTTGCCATATTATAAAGCCGGTTTTGTTATAGTTAAAAGTTTTTCATTCAAATCAGTTTTATCTGGAAATCCAAACTGTGCCAATTTATTTTGTCCAGCATTTGTTAAATCGGATGCAGTAGGATTTTCAGAAGTATATTTTTGTATTGTATTATTAGCTGCATCTAATTCGGCTTGATTGACAGGAACTAAAATACCAGCTGTTGCCGCAACTGGAATTTGAACTGCTAAAAGAGCCGCCTCTGTCACCTTACTTATCGTTTCTCCAGTCGCCTTAGCCGCATCTTTTGCAGCCGCAATCAAGTCTGAAAATCCATTTTCACCTTTACCACCTAAATCTTTTGTTGCTTCTGATATTATATCACTAAAAATACTTTTAATCAACTTTAATAATCTAGCTAAACAATCAGCAAGTAGTTTCAACAAAGCAGCAGGCAAACTTAAAATCCATTGTATAAGAGCACGAAGTTTTGTGATATAAGCCAAAACATATTTTTCAAAATCAATAATTGGTTGTATAATTTCTTTATTGATTCTTCTCAATTCAGCCGCAAATGCTTTCAGTTTGTTTATGATATATGAAAATTTGCCTGTTCTATCACTTAAACCCAAAAGTTTCATTATTTTTTGAATGGCTTCTCTTATGAATCTACCAATGGCTTTAGTATATTTTTTCAAAGCAATATTCTTCTGCATTTCAGAAATGAAATCGCAAACGTGGGCTCTTTTTTTATTTGTTGCATCGATGATTGTACCCTCAACTCTACCATAACAAGTACCTGGAGTATTTGATGGAGTTCCAGATTGTGGTGCATCACCTGTGCGAACACATTGTGGTGGTGAATTTTCTTTTGCTAATCCATTAACAACAATTACACCTCCACGATTTACTGGAAAGGTCTCAACTGGCATTTAAATTATTCCTCATGGTTTTAGTCCTGGTAAAACACCCATCATAACGGGAATTTGAGCTTGCTCACCATCCATAAAAAATCCAAGAACCCAATCACCAACTCTTGGTGCAGAGAAATTCTTTGAATTGTTAAGTGGTATTAAGGCTTGAGCCCAAGGTAAATTTGCTGTAGGTAATATGGTAGGATTCTCATTATGCCACCCAAATATACGAACTTGGCATCGACCAACAGCCATTGGGTCAACACGATTTTCTACAACACCAACCCACCATATAAATCCATTTTTACCTGCAAAATTAGTATTCATCACATTAATGTTGCTGTTAACAACTCACCCGTTAATTTTTTAAAGAAAGGTCTATTCGTAGAATCTGTTGCTACTTCAATAATAGTTTCATGCATATCACCTTTAATCATTTGTCTTGTTGCAGTAACTATATATTTACCACTTAAAGTTTCATCCAAAGCTTCACCTGCATCCGGTTTGGTTGATTTAACTGGCATACTTAAATTAATTATAGTACCAGAAGTTAAACCAAAATTACCTGGAAGATTTAAGTGTATTGTTGACTGCAACAAATTTGCAAATATAGGAGCTCTCTGAAACACATATGCGTGAGTATCATCAATGATTGTTCCAGTTTTTGGGTCATTTGTTTTTACCCAAGGTGTTGCGCCACGAAAAGATTGAAATGCATACAATGAAACTTTAGAATCAAACATCTGTGCAGAATCTTTACCTTGTCTATTAACAGCACCCGTAAAATTTGGATATTTGTTCAAGTGAGCTTCTGTTTTGCCATATGTTTGTTGAAAATCGATTCTGTTGATACTAACTTTTCTTGTTAGTGGGTCAATACCGATAAATTTACCAGCATAAACACCATTTTTAATATTTTCAATTAAGTCAGTAGAACTAACCACTTTAGCTTCACGAGCACCATAAAATTCTTGTCCACCAGAATCAGCAAGATTTTTTGGTTCAAAATTAACATTCATTATTGGTGGAGTTTGAATCAATGTAGATAATGAAACGAAATTGTAACCATACTTGTTTTCAAAAAATAAAAAATTAGGCAAAGATTCTGAATTGATAGCTTTTTTTGTTAACCAATCCATTGTGTCAAAAGGTGTTAAACCAGGAATAATTACTTCATGCACACCTTTGGTTTGTTCTATTTGTTTTATTTTATTACTTGAAACATCAAGATATTTTTTTAAAACAACACTCACAATATCACTATATGTACCAGTAAATGGTTGAGTAAGTTTCTGTTGTTCTGAATATATCAATTCATCTGAGGCAAAATATAAAATATAAAGCTCAGAGTTTTGATTTACGTTTTCTCTTTCACTTTGTTTATAAATTCTAAAAGTTTTTTTGAATGTGGTTGGTCCAGATTCTTCACCCTTTAAAATTTCCATTGAAAGATATTCACTACCATCAAATAGAAGTTTGTTCGATAAACCAATCGCATCTTGAATTAAAATATCACCACGAACACAAGGCATAAACATACTGTCATATATGTTTATTTCTTGATAAATGCCTGTAATGTTAACACTACCCAATTTTGTGATAAGTGTTAAGTCCTTTATCTTAAATTGAGTTGATTGAGATAAATTAAGACTCATTGGCTAAAAACATTCTTTAATTCTTGTTCAAGTGAATAAGCAAATTCTGGTTTCAAAATTTTAATTTGTCTTTTCTTTTCATTCTCATCAATTTCATAATCATAATATGATTTTGTTTCTTTAGATGTATCAATTTTTATTTCGTTACCATCACTAAGTGTTTTATTGGTTGATGTTGTAACAACATTTGCATATGTGTTGGCATCAACACGAACTTTACTTTCGGAATAATCACCCGTTCTTATTGATGTTCGTTTTTCAACAGAATAATATGAATGAGTGTTCTGTTGTGACCACATTAATCCAGTTTGACCAGCAGAAGTATTTGCATTTGCCGTATATTTGTCATTGATAAATGCTGTTAATGTTCTATATTCTAAAGGCCAATCATATTGTGCATCAACAATATCATTCATCATCAAAACAATCCAATGACGTTCTGGTGAATCATACATTTTTGATGCTATAATTTCTGGTGTATCATTTTCTTGCACATTATATTTTTCATAAATTGATGTATTATCTTTAAACGATTGTTCAATAGAAAATCTAGATATGATGTTTGTAACAATATCTAAACTATAAGGAGTATTTTCTAAACTATAATAAGTTTTAGGAAATTTACTAAAATATTTTGCCATTATTTTTCCTATTACATTTTTACGCCAGAAGGAACACCTTGGAAAGGCGTTGTATTAGTTCCAGCACGAATATTAGGCAATAGAGGACTACCTTTAACAAGGTATTCTGTTTCTTTAAATGACAAACTCAATCTGATACCAACAGGCATACCTGTTCTACCCATTCGAGGTAGTGATTCACCTTCAACTTCATAAGTAGCAAAACCTCCTGGTGCATAGTCAGTTTCAATACTAGTTAAAACGCAAGTTGAAATTTTTGGTATGTTTGGATTAACCAAACCATTATAGTAAAATGCAATATCAAATTCAGATGGTGGATATAAAAAGTAACCACCACTATTTTTAACCAATTCTGGTGCTTGGTGAAATCTGAGTAAATCAATAATCTTTTGAACTTCCAATGCTTCAACTTCAGACCTTGCAAACATCAAAAAGTCAAATCTAAATGTTCTAAATTCTGGTGAAGAATATAAAATTTCCAACATCGGATTTTGAACTTTACCACCACTACCAGCGGTAAACATAATTTGGCCAACACCACCAGGAACTTGTTGTGCTAAGTAATTAAACAAAAATGGAGATAGATTTTTTGTGATTGCGGCCGCATCAGCTTTATTGCCACTATTTCTATATGTTTCAGTAGCAGAATTTAACATCGAAAGACCAGTTTGTGCCGCACTACCACCTGGTGATACCTGAGAATATCCCTGATTGTATGAAAAATTTAAAGTGCTTGGCATATAAAGAGCAACCGTATCTGTGATTCTTCTAATTGTTCGTACACCAATATTTTCATCTATGTTAGAAGCAATCGCTTTAATTGCATCTAAACCAGCACCAGTAACATCTTTAACTCCTTCTGGTGCAATTGAACCAACAAAATTTACAGCAGATTTGACAACTTGTCCAACAGAAGTTGAAAGTAACGCATCGGTTGCCGCCTGTGCAAGTTTTGATGCATTAGCTAATCCTGCGGCCGTATCGTAACCACCAAATTGACTAGATACTAATTGTTTATTGGCCAACACGGACGGTAAAGCTGACTCAACTTTAGTACCTGGAAACGATGTATTAATTTGTTCATTAATGTTTATAAGTATATAATGACCTTTGTCGGCCGCACCTAAATCAATTGGATATCTGAATAATCCAGTTTTGTATTTTGAATCAGCCAAAGCACTAGTGCCAGTTCTAGCATCGGTGCCAAAACTGATACCACCACCTAAAAGGTTAAAAAGTCCCATTGAAATTCCTAAAAGAGTTTACTAGATATTTATATGACATTCGGTAAGAAAACCTATAAGGGTCGGTTCCAACCCAAAAATCCAAAGAAATACAATGGTGATGCCAACAACATCATCTATCGGTCTACATGGGAATTGCGTGTTATGAAATGGCTGGATGAACACACCAGCGTTATTTGGTGGGCATCTGAAGAACTGCCTATACCATATAAATCACCTCTGGATAACAGAATACATCGTTATTTTCCAGACTTTATTGCCAAAATCAAACAAAAAGACGGTTCCGTAATGACTTATATTATTGAAGTGAAACCGTTAGAACAAACTAAAATGCCCGTTCAAAAGAAGAAAACCAAACGATATATTCGTGAGGCTGCGACTTATGTGGTGAATCAAGAAAAATGGAAAGCTGCGGATATCTTCTGTCAGGAACATGGTTGGAAATTCATGGTGATGACTGAGAAGGAGCTAGGTATCTAATTTCAAAGCGGACACCGATACTTATAAGAAATCCTCAAGTTTCTAAGGTAATAATGAGGTTTAATTTATTGACATAAATAAAGAATGGCATATTTAATAGAACGAATAAAAGAACAACTTGCGGCATCGGGTTATAAACCCAGAACTACTGCCGCAAGAGATTGGCTAAGGTCTAAGATACAAGACTTGAAACCAACTCGCCAATCGGTCCTAAACGACAAGGAACGACTTAAATCGAATACTATAATCGGTCGTATGTATTTCTATTACTACGACCCAAAATTGAAAGATGAGTTGCCATATTACGACAGGTTCCCATTGGTTATACCGATAGAACGATACCATGATGGTTTTTTAGGGTTAAATTTGCATTACATAAGCCCAAGGCAACGCATCGAACTTTTGGATGCCCTAAGTGATTTTGCCAATAATTCGAAATATGATGAAACAACAAAATTGAGATTAAGTTGGGCAAAATTAAAAAATGTGGGCAGAGCTTTTAAAGCAAAACCTTGTGTGAAAAGATATCTTTTTAAACACGTTGATAGTAGATTTCTTGAAATTACCGCAGATGAATGGGATATCGCTGCACTATTGCCATTTCAAGATTTCAAAGGTTCAACAGCAAATAAAGTATACAACGATTCTAGGAATAAATTCTAATGCCTTTTTCACCACAACTATTTTTATCAAACATTAAAGCAAAAGATGGATTAGCTAAACCATCTAGGTTTGAGGTGATTGTTCCTATACCACCTTACATTAACAATTTTATATCTCAATCATTTTTTGAACAGTTATTAAATTTACCTAATGTCTTGATTGCTGATATTACGAGTGCTATAAATGATGCGTTGGGAAATTCACCAACCGCTGAACAATCTAAAACATCAAATGCTTCAATTAGTAGATACTTAGCACTTCAATGTGAATCAGCTGAGTTGCCTGGTAAAACATTGATGACACAAGAAGGTAAGATTTATGGACCTACTTTTAAGGTTCCATATCAAACACAATATAGTGATGCTTCTTTAAGTTTTCTCTGTACAAATGAATTCTATGAAAGAAAGTTATTTGAACGATGGATAGAAGCTATCAATCCTACTGACACTAACAATTTAAGATTTGCAAAAGGTGCAAAGAGTAGATATCTAACAAATATAAAAATTATTCAGTATGATGATTTCATCAAACGAATTTATGCGGTCGAATTGATTGATGCTTTTCCCATTGGAATTGGACCGCAAGCATTGAATTGGTCAGAAGATAACTTTCATAGACTGCCGGTTCAATTTGCTTATCAGAAATACAAAGTTATTTACGAAGGCAGTTATGACCTTGTTGGTGCTGCTGTTGAATATTTTGGTGCTAAAGGCGCAAGAATATTTGATAATGCTGGTCAAAGTGTAAATAATAGTATAGGGAATGTTTTGAATAAAATATTTTAATTTAGTGGAGATACAATATGTTACCAAAAATTGATGTGCCTGTTTTTAGTATTAATTTATTATCAACTGGTAAAGAAATTAAGTTTAGACCTTTTACGGTCAAAGAAGAAAAATTGTTTTTGATGGCTAACGAAAGTAGTGATTTAAAAACAGTTGTTGATACAACAAAACAAGTTCTGAATAATTGTATTATTTCGGAAGTTGATGTTGATAAATTGCCGGTGTTCGACATTGAATATTTGTTTTTGAATATTCGTGCAAGGTCGGTAAGTGAAGTTGTTAATTTGAATTACAAATGTAATAATGAAATCAAAAATGAAAATGATGAGGGCACACATAAGTGTGGTCATACTGTTCAAATTGATGTAAACATTTTAGATATCAAACCAAAGAGTGATAAGAAACAAGATAATAAGATTCAAATTACCGATAAAGTTGGTATTGTGATGAAGTATCCTACTTTTGACACCATAAAGAAATATGATGGTCAAAATGAAAGTGATATCATTATGAAATTGACAGCGGATTGTGTTGATTATGTTTATGATGATGACCAACTTTATTATGCGAAAGATACACCAGAAGAAGAATTGATT